TCAACAAATGTTTGCTGATAAGTAAGCTGGAAAATCTAAGGCAAATTTTACAACAGCTTGCTCAATGTGCTCGTCTACTCGATTTTTGATATTCGGTACCCGACGAGTTTGATTAAGTAATGCTTCTACACCGCCTTGCTCTACGGCTTGTTGATAGCGATAGAATGTATCTCGGCTCATTCCCATCGCTTTACAAGCTTGAGAAATGTTTCCGAGCTCTTCTGCTAAATTGAGTAAACCAGTCTTGTGTTTAATGAGCGGATTGTAAGTAATAAAACATGAGAGTTTCCTTTTTTGTTTAGATTGAATTTTAGACACTCATATTCTAAACGGGAAACTCTCATTTTTATAATGATTTGTCAGATCAAGTCTGATCTTCTACAGAACATTTGACCTTGATGTTTGTGCAAGCTCGCACAATGCAAAATGCAAGAGGTACATTACCGCCTTCTACTCTCGGCGCTGCATTAAAAAATCCAACTCTTTAAAATCGTACCCTGTTTTAACGTCCTTTTGTAACAGCAACATATAACGGTTCTCAATGTTACCGCTCACACGTTCAAACAAAGGTGCTTCGTCCCATTTTTCCCGTTTTTTCCAGCTGGCGATAGTGGACACGGGAATGTTAAGCATTTTGGCAATTTCCGTGAGTGAATAGCCAGCCCAATACTTTAATTGTGCTTCACGGTGGGTATTCATATTAATTAAAGCGGTCTTTTCCGCTTGGTTTGTTGCAATATCCGTCATTGTTTTGCGTCATCGTTGAAAATATGGCTATTGTTATGAAACGGACAGCGTTTGTAGAACAGTCCCCTTTGTTAAATCCTGCTTAACAACCGCAACGCTTTGCACCTGTTTGAAAATCCAATCACCATATCGGCAATTTTGAACATTCTCATTCCAAGGAATAATTTATGTCGAAAAAATCCAACTGGTTTGTGGTAGCCACAGAAGGAGCAACGGTGGACGGTCGTCAGATCGAACGCCAGTGGCTTTCTGATATTGCCGAAACGTACGACCCGAAAACCTACGGCGCTCGTATCAACCTTGAACATTTTCATATGTCTTGGTTCGACCCTGAACTTGCCCATTCAAAATGCTACGGTGATGTGTTAGCCGTTAAGGCAGAAGAGAATGATGAAGGCAAATTACAGCTTTATGCACAAATTGAGCCAACGGATGAATTAGTCGAGTTAGTGAATAGTAAGCAGAAGGTTTACACCTCAATCGAAGTCCGCACCAATTTTGCCAAAACAGGCAAAGCCTATTTGACAGGTTTAGCGGTGACTGACACGCCAGCAAGCTTAGGCACCCAATATCTCTCTTTCACAACGAAAAATGGTGAACAGCAAGGCGAAATCTTTACCACTGAAGCGGTGGAATGTTCGCTTACCTTTGCAGAAGAGCCAGTGTCATTCTTTGAAAAAATGAAAGCGATGTTTAGTAAAGAAAAAGCTGACACAGCCCAACATAAAGCCGACGTTGAAGCTCGTTTTGCTGAACACGAACAGGCACAGTTGCTTTTAGCAGAAAAATTTACAGAGCTAGAAGATAAGCTAAAACAAACCGAAGCGGAAAAAATGGCATTGTGTGCAGATTTTGAAAAATTATCCGCCGATCTCACCGCTTTACAAAGCCGTGTTGATGTTATCGGCAGTGAGCCAGAACACGGCTACACGCCACGCCCTGAAATTACGGGTGGTGAATTAAATAATGAACGTGTTTTCTAAAAAGGACAGAATATGAGAAAAGAAACAGCGACCAAATTTAACACTTACCTTGCAGGTGTAGCACAAGACAACGGTGTGGATTACAACCACATTTTTACGGGTAAAAATTTCGTTTCTTCTAACGATGATTTCGTTGTCGAAAATTATGCACAAGTCGCATTGTTGAAAAACATTAGTATGCTCGCTTCACCTGATACTACTGGAGTAGGCGGTTAATGCGACCAACTCAAGCCCACTATTTGCGAGTAACTGCGGAGCTTGCTCAATCTTCTGAGCAAGCTCAACTAGAAAACCTCGACGAATACGAAAAAATGCTTTATTTGCTGGCCCGTCATAAAAAAGACCTGAAAGCCATTGCCTCAATGGAACAGCGAGCCAGTTATAAAAAAAGCATTCTGCACCACTATTTGCCGTGGATTGAAGGGGCATTGAGTGCGGGCAACGGCAAACAGGACAATGTACTGATGACGTGGCAAGTATGGTCGGTGGATTGTGGTGAGTATCATCTTGCTTTACAAATTGCCGATTACGCCATTCATCAAGACCTGACATTGCCTGACGGCTTTAGTCGTTCGCTTTGCTCAATGCTTGCTGAAGAGTTTGCTGACGCTGCGAAAAAAGCCCAGAAGGTGCAAAAGCCGTTTGAAGTGAGCTACTTGTTACGAGTGGACGAACTCACCAAAGAGAAAGATATGCCAGACGAAAGTCGAGCAAGGCTCTACCGTGAAATCGGCTTGCTACTTGAAACGACACAGCCTGAAACGGCACTCAGCTACTTAGAACGGGCATTAGAACTGAATTTAAACATCGGTGTGCAAGGCAGTGTTAAAAAACTTCAGAAGCAGTTAAACCAAGCCGACACCGACTAAACCGAGCAAACCACGCAGCCGACGGGGCGTAATAATGGGGATTTTATTCGGCTTGTTTACCCTATTGATGAATTGGTACTACAAAGACCGAGAAATCAAACTGAAAGAAAAAGCCCTTGAGCGTTACAAAATCAACTTAAAGGACATTTTAGACGATGAACAAAAATCTTAAATTCGGCGGAGCGATGGTCTGCGGTATCGGTGCGATTATCGGCTTAGTACAGCTTAATCACCCTGAAATCCGCACCAGTCCAAAAGGCTTAGACATTATCGGCAACACTGAAGGGTGCAGACGAGATCCTTATGTTTGCCCTGCGAATGTACTCACCGTCGGCATTGGTTCAACCGAAGCCACAAGCGGTAAGATTGAACGCAAAATTTACAGCGACAAAGAAATTGCTGACCGCTGGGCGAAAGATTTAGCCGAGGCGGAACGGTGCGTAAACCGCTACGCCAACGGCAAAAAAATGCCACAAGGAGCGTTTGACGCATTGACATCAATTACCTTCAATGCAGGTTGCGGAACAATGCGACATTCGACCTTGTTCAAACTCGCCAATCAAGGTTACAGCCCTGCAATGTGTGAACAGTTTAGCCGTTGGGTCTATGCCAATGGCAAAAAACTGCGTGGTTTAGAAATCAGACGAGAAAAGGAACAAGCACTATGTTTAGCATTATAAGCGGTATGATTGAGAAAAGTTTTGGCAAAGCGATGATTATCGCCTTGCTGATTGGTGTCTGCATTAATGCCTTTCTCTGTTATGAACGCAAAACACTGCAGGCGGACAACCAATCCAAACAAGAAGAAATTGCTTTAGTGCGAGCGGATAACCAAAGCCTAGCCAACCAGCTAGAACAGGCAAACCAACATATTCTGCAGTATCAAAAGCAGGTGGATAAATTACATCAACAAGTTTTAACTAAGCTCACCCAAGCGGAGAAACGCACCAATGAAATTTTACTTGAATTGGAAAACAATCAATCTTGGAGTTATCAGCCTGTGCCTACTGGCGTTAGTCGGTTGCTCAACCAAAGAAGCGATACAGTATCGAACAGTAAAGCCAATTCCGCTCCTTTGCCCCCAAATAAAGCAGTGCCACAGCCCCAAGTTCGAGATAAAAACCAACGCTGATCTTGCAAAATCGCTCGACCAAAGTTTAACGACCATTGAGCTTTGTCAGGTTGAAATTCAAGGCTGGGAAGCGTGTGTGGAAGGTTACAATAAGCGTATTGCGGAATAATCACTTCATTGACAGACAGAGAGCTTTGTCTTAGGATTGCCTGAGTTTTTAAACAGCAGAATATTACAGATAAATGCTCTCTTATCATTTTACCAAAACACAAGACAACGATAGTGGGATTATTTATATCTCTACCGAATTTCAAATTGTCAATGTCACTTATATGGCGATTTTTTCTGATGATAAAGATACTCTATTATTTTTAGAACAAGATCCGACTATTGCAGAAATCATTCAGCATAAAAAAACACATTCAATTAAATTTGCTGTTAAGGAATATATTGAAACAGGCAATGAAGATTTATATGCGTCACCGTTGAATCATCAATTTGGTAAAACGGAAATTAAAGCTCTGAAATCACACCTTGAAAAATTAGTGTATGAACACTACCTTTTATTCAAGCCTGATTGCTATGTTTTCGTTGCAGATCGCCCATCACTAGCAAGAATGTACAGTAAAATGTGTTGCAATCCGAGTTCCTTTATGTCAGACTTTGAAACAGTATCAAATTTAGGCGATCAACAAGATTGCTTTATTATTAAAACACCGACCTATACAGGAGGGAATAATGAAAAAAATGACCGCCGTTGAACTTAAACGCCAAAAATTAAAAGAGTTCCGTCAAGCCTATCAAAAAGCAAAAGCGGAAGGAACTCTTAAACCTGTTACAAAAAACTAACTCCACAGCCCCGACCCATCGGGGCTTTTTGTTACCCCCAAATCCACACCCACAACCATTCGCCCCGCCTTTGCTACTTACTCACAATATCGCTATTTAACCCAACGAGAAAAAGCGATGAAAGACCAAATTGACCGAGCCAATGAGCTTGCCGAAAAAGAAAGAGAATTTGCCCTTGCAAAACTTCGCAACAAACCAACCGCTTGTAGCCTGATCCATTGCGAAGATTGCGACGAACCAATTCCCGAAGCCCGTCGCCAAAACGTGCAAGGTTGCACCCGTTGCATTGACTGCCAACAAATTTATGAATACAAACAAAAAGGCTATCGCAAATGATTAAACCAGATAAATTGCGTGAGCTGCTCACCAAAACCATTCCTTATTTTGCCAAAAATCCTGAGCAGTTACAGATTTACTATGCCAACGGCAAAATCTGGACGACAGGGGCAACATCACTCAGTTACCAATATCTCTACGACTTAGAAATTGTGGTGGAAGATTTCCCTGAACACCCTGATTTACTGTTTGTGCCTGTGATGGAATTTATCCGCTTGCAACAATCGGAGCTGATGACCAATCCCAACAAACAGGACAGCATCACCTTTGAAATTGACCCAAATAACAACGCTACCCACGACATTTACATCAAAATCCCACTGACCGAGCGTGTTATTGTCAAACAAGAAGGCGATCATTACCAAGTTCACCACGCCGAAGAGCCACAGCCGACCGAATGGCAACCTCTGGAACGGCTGACTATTTTGTGAAAGGGGAACAGGTGTATGAGCGAATGGGAGCGATGGAATAATGGCGACAGACGACATTATCAAAGTTAAATCAGCGTTTAATGCGTTGCTCAAAAATATCAGCAAACCACGGCGACGGTTGCTATATCAACAAATCGGGCGTGAATTGGCTCGTAGCCAACGCAGACGTATTACCGCACAGCAAAATCCTGACGGCTCGTCGTACACGCCACGCAAAGTACAACGTAAGAAACGTAAGGGAAAGATTAAACAAAATGCAATGTTCTTAAAATTGAAGTCAGCCCGATTTATGAAGTTAAGAACCGCTGGGGATAATATCGAGTTGGGTTACAGTGGCAGTGACGCACATATTGCACAAATTCACCAATACGGGTTAAAAGGTCGAGTGGTGAGAAGTGCAAATTGGAAGGTGAAATACGATCAGCGTGAGTTGTTAGGCTTTACCGATGAAGATATTGAAATGATTGAAAATTTTGTGATTAAGGCGTTGGCAGGACAGTAAAAAGGCGGTTAGACCGCCTTAGAAATTATATTTTTACATTATTACTAATTCTTTTAATTGCTGCGATTTCTTGTTCAACAGTATTTGAATATTGTTCAGAAGTTTTTTTTCAATTCTGTGTTTGATTTAGGCATAAACAACGACACAAGAATAATAAATGGGTAGCAAATGAAATTAATTACAGCAACTATCAAGGCAATAAACAAGGCAAAACCCATAAATGCGTGAGCCAAAATGGCTAGGATAAAAGAGCCAATAATAAAATAAGCTAATAAGTCCATATTTACCCCCCCATTAAAGTTACTATTTAGGTTAAATATATGAGCAATTCATTAAAACTTCAAGTATTACTTTCAGCAGTCGATAAAATTTCGACTCCGTTAAAATCTGTTGCAACTCAGGCAAACAAAATGTCTGAAGCATTATTGAAAACCAAGGCAAATTTAAAATCTTTGGAACAACAGCAAAAGCTGATTGATCAATTTAGACAGACAAAAATGGCTGTTTTCGAAAGTAATAAGGCAATTCAAGAAGCGAAAAATAAGGCTAAAGCATTAGCACAGCAACTTAATGCCACCGCACAACCAACACAAAAAATGCAAAAAGCCTTTGAAAAAGCTCGTAATGCGGTAAAAAAACTCGAAATTGAACAAACTAAACAGAATCAAAAATTGCGTGAAACCCGTGCAGATTTAGAACGTAGTGGTATTAATACCCGACGTTTATCACAAGCACAGCAAGAGCTTAGCCATAAAATGAAGCTGGCTAATCAGCAAATTACAACCCAAGAAAGCAAACTTGTAGCCTTAAATAAACGAGCTAAAGAACATTCTACTTATCGTCAAAATGTACAAGCTCTTAAAGAACAAAGTGTTCAAATGGGGGAAATTGGTCAGCGTGCGATGTTACAAAGCTATATTATCGGCACGCAGTTAACAAAACCTGTCGCATTTTTCATGGAATTTGAAGATGCAATGGCAGGTGTTGCACGCCAAGTACAAGGGCTAAAAGATGCAAACGGTAAATTCACCCCAGAATATGATATTTGGAAAGAGAAAATCCAAGCATTATCAAAAGAATTGCCTTTGACGACCACTCAAATTGCAGAAATGATTACTGCTGCAGCAAGAATGGACACGCCAAAAGAGTTGTTGGAAGATTTTGTCCGTTTAAATACGCAAATGGCAACTGCCTTTGATGCCACAAATCCTGATGAATTAGTTGAACAATTCGGAAAAGTAGCCAAAAACTTCCGATTATCAGCAAATGCAGGAAGAGATTTAGCAGATGTTATTAACTATTTAGATGATAACGCTATATCAAAAGGCACGAATATTATTGGTTTTATGAACAGAGTTTCGGGGATCGCAGGTATTGCTAAAATTAGCGAAAAAAATATGGCTGCACTCGGATCTACATTACAAACTGCTGGAGCAACTGAAGAGCAATCGGCAACTGCAGTTAATGCTATTTTTACGAGATTGTCATCTGCAAGCAAAAAAAAACCAGTAACAAATGCGTTATCTAGTATTGGTATGAGTGCAAGTTCTGTTGAGCTTGGAATGGCAAAAGATGCACAGAAAACGATACTTAACATTGTTGGTGCTATCCAAAAGATACCCGAACATAAACGACTTGGTGTCATTGCTGATCTTGTCGGGACCGAACATTCTAAAACGCTTGCTTTGCTCGTATCCAACACAGAAGAATGGAAGCGACAAATTGCCCTTGCCAATAGCGTTGAAGCAAAAGGCAGTATGACTCGTGAATTTGAAACACGTTTGACTACGCTTTCGGCTAAATGGCAGATTTTCAAAAATCAACTTTTTAATACTAACAGTGAAATTGGTAATAAACTAAAAGAGACTCTGGTGGAGGCGATGTCATACATTGGAGGTGTTCTTGATGTGATTAATAGTTGGATTAAAGCAAATCCCGAATTAACAGTCACTATTGCTAAATGGACTGTTGGTATTATTGCTGCAATGGGCACATTTGGATTACTTACTGCTACATTAAGTTTGATTTATTACCCATTCGGGCGATTTATTTTGCTGTTAGACAAACTCAATGGAGTATGGGGCATAGGTAAAGCCTTATTATTTGGTAAAACTTTAGATGATGGCTCAACGAAAGCAGGTTTGCTTGTGCGTGCAGGTGGTGCGTTGGCGAAAGTATGGAATGCAATGCCCGCTGTTTTTGGTTCGGTGTTACTCTACGGAAAATTGTTATTTTCTGGCTTAATCACTGGCATTCGTGCTGTTGCTATTGCCTTTGCATCTAACCCAATCGGGCTAGCCATTACTGCAATTATTGGTATTCTTGCCTTACTCTATTTCAATTGGGAAAAAGTCAAAAACGTCATTGGCACAGCGTGGGATTGGCTCAAAACGAAATTTGCGGATAGCTGGTTTGTAAACGCCATTAACGGGATTATTTTTGCCGTAAACAACTGGAGTGTCGTTGTCGATACAGTGACTAAATCCATTGGCAATAAATTTGAAAGCCTGAAAAATACCGTGATGGGATTATGGAATGGCATTACATCATCTATCACCAATGCTTTTAATAAGGCAATGGAATTTTTAGGGCTTGAAACTCGCATTAATAGTGTCAGCGATGGTGTGGGTAAAGTGGCAAGTAAAATTGTTCCGCCTGAACACGCCAAACAAATTGAAAATACTGCCAATATGGCAAATATGATGTACGACCCGAATTATGATCCAAGCACTAACAATGTGCCAAATAAACCAAAATGGTCAGGTGGTTATGCTGGTAACGGTGGTAAGTTTGAACCAAAAGGGATTTATCACGGCGGCAAGTACATTATGACCAAAGAAGCCACAAGCCGAATTGGTGTGGCGAATCTCAACCGCTTAAATTACGGCGGTGTTGCAGGTATGGCTGCTTTAGCTTCTACGGTAGCACTGGCACAACCTATGCCTGTGGTAAAAGTGGATAACCGTCCGCTGATTGCCCCAACGCAAATCCAACGGCAAGCCCCACCGCCTGTTAATCAGTCGGTCAATATCACCGTCAATGCAACCGCAGGGCAGAGTGCTGAAGAGATTGCTCGCCTTGTCGCACGAGAGCTTGAAAAGCAACAACGCAACGCCCAAGCGAAAGCACGCAGTCGATATTGGGATAAGTGACCCAGTACCCAGTTTGTGACCCAGTACCCAGTTTGTGACCCAGTTGAAAAGCCCCGAACAATCGGGGTTTTTACTTGCAGAATACAGCAAGTTAAACTATGATCCGCCTGAAATAACGAGGTGGCTATGAAAAAATCATTTACAGAAAAGGCAAAATCATTGAAGGACGTAAGTCTTGCAATGGGCATTTTTACGTCTTTTTTTAGTCAAGAAATTGAAGCATATCCAAAACAGAGCGATGTTTTGCAGGTCATTAATCAAGTAAAAAAGGCTTCAACCTTACTTACACAACAATCAGAAAGCCAAACAGAATTATTTTTTGCGGGATTAAAAGAATTGACGCAAGGTGTTTCATTATTAAACGCTGTCGTTCGTTCAATGAAAACGCCTGAGAAAGTCATAGACGATCTGATTTTCATTGATTTAATGCTCAATAAATTAGTGAAAGATATTCGCCAAAATTATTATCATCATTTCCAAGAACAGTTAAATGACAGAGCGACCTTTAAAGACTATATGAACGAAGTCGCTTCTTTTAACCTTTTTACAATCACCTTACGTCAAGAATTAGGGCACTATATGGTTGTACCTAGTACAAGCAATTTCACCCAAGCCGATTTAGACGAGCTTATCGCAGACAGTAACAGACGGTACGGCATCAATGGCTAAAGTCTTTGTTCACCCTAGACTTACATTGCTTGAACCACTTCGCCCATTGGCAGAAGGATTGCTGACATTTGAAGCGAGTTATCGTCAAATTTACCCATCAACTATCGGCAATTATGGACGTTTTGAAGAAAATCCACGTTCACTTTTAGCAGGTATTCACAAACTACATGTTGCCGTATCAGAAGCGGATTTTACTAAATGGCAAGGAAAAGCAGGGCAATCACGAAAAAGTGACAACTATCTTGTTTATGCCAAACACGACTTTGAAGATGACGTTTACTTAATCCTTGATTTTATATCCCCTGATGCACATCAACGTATTAAAAGTGTACTTGCCGATTTAGTGTTAATTGCTGAAGAATTTCAAGAAACCTTTCCAGAACGTTTTCCTGAAAAATATCAACAACTCATTTAACGCCCCGACCCATCGGGGCTTTTTGTTACCCCCAAATCCACACCCACAACCATTCGCCCTTTGTTCTTACCTTTCGCACAATATCCCCATTTTTAACTGACGGATTTTTATTGTGCATCACGATCTATCCCTTGTGTATCAAGCACGCACCGATATTGTGAATGTGTGCAGTTGATGTGTGCAGTTGATGTGTGCAAATGTGTGCAATTAATTTTAGAACAGATCAAAATCGATCAGGAAATGACTGTTTTTTATAAAAAACAGGGGGTAGAAAACGTGGTTTTTAGTGTGTAATTAGTTATCAAATACTATGTAAGCATTTGTTTTTATGGGGATTTTATAAAATAAAAGCAGAAATGGGAAATTTCTGCTTTAGGGAAAATGGTGCAACAGTCCAACTTCGAGCCTCTCCCACAATTTGTGTAAATACCTGTTTCTGAGATAATACATTCAGACACAGGTATTTTATTATGAACGAAAAACAACTTCACGCCTTGGCAGCGGAATTTGCCAAAAACCTAAAAACACCAGAAGACCTCAATCAATTTTCACGGATGCTCAAGAAAATCACCGTCGAGGCTGCGTTAAATAGTGAACTGACCGACCATCTTGGTTATCTAAAACGAAGATTCAGCTTTGCATTGTGCATTTAGTGCGTAACAGCTTGAAATTCGTTTCGTGGAAAGATTACAAAGCCGTCACCGCAGATTTAAAGCAGGTTTATCAAGCCCCGACGAAAGCACAGGCTCGCGAAAATCTGACCGCACTTTCGCAAAAATGGCAGGCAAAATACCCGCTTGTGGCGAAAGGCTGGGAAGATAACTGGGCAAATATTGCCACATTTTTTGATTATCCGGCTGATATTCGTAAAGCGATTTATACCACGAATGCCGTGGAATCGCTTAATAGCGTGATTCGTCGCGTGATTAAAAAACGAAATGTATTCCCGACGGATGATTCAGTTTTCAAAGTGATTTGGCTTGCGATTAAAGATGCATCAAAAAAATGGACAATGCCGATTCAGAACTGGAAACTGGCGATGAATCGATTTATGATTGATTTTGGTGATCGCCTAGACGATCACCGTTAAGTTGAAATGGGTGTTTACACAGAATTTGGGATAGGGTCATTACTCACCGATTTAAACAAACCAAATACGCCATTTATAACTCTAGGTTGTGCTTACTGGTTATTCAAAGATAATCGAGAGCTATCAAGATCCTACCTAGAATTTACCTTCAAAAACATTAACGTAGCCAATAATCTTACTTTTTTACAACAAATTGATGAAGAGTTCGAAAAATATCTTTCAACTCATAAAAATGAACTTTCTCAAATATATTCCGTTCCCCCAGAAGCATTTAACTTAGTTGTTCAGAATTACTACTGGCAAATGGATAAATTTTCCTATTTTGGAAGTGAGGAACGCAGTCTGATATACGTCGAGATGGCCAGCCAGCGGCATAGTGACATTGAGATTTTTCTTGAACTACTTCACCGTTTTTTAACAGAATATCTTGTTGTTCCATCCTAACCCCCAACAAAAAGCCCCAAGCATTTCTGCTCAGGGCTACAAAATCATTTTGCTTTATCTCGCTTATACGAGTTGCAAGCGTAGCTGAAATATACAACTTTCTTCGCCACCAGTCAATCACTTTTTGAGCAATTAAACCCCATATAGTTTCTTAAATATTAAATGCTTGATTGTGTGTATTTATGTGTATATAATTATTATTGATTAAGACAAAGGAGGAAGCATGCACTCAAGCGACTTAATCAAGGAACTAAAAGAGGTGGGTTGTTTCTTTGTTAGGCACGGAAAAGGCGATCACCAAATATGGCAATCGCCGATTACAGGAAAGCGATTTCCTATACCACACCCTAAACAAGATTTACCTGTTGGCACTTCACGTTCCATCAAAAAATCGGCAGGGCTTTTATAGCTCTGCCGAGCTTAGCAAAGGAGAGAATTATGTTATTTACCGTTGGGGTAGAAACTCCACATAATGAGAACGAAGCATTTGGACTTTGTGTACCTGCACTATTTACTGATGAATATAGTTGCTTTAGTGCGGCCGATGCAATTGATGAAATTATCCCTAACGTAAAAGATGCCATTCATACAATGTTAGAAATGATGGTAGAAGATGAGTTTGATATTAGTACGCTTCAAGATAAGGGATTTGTCCACTACAAACAACAAGAAGATTTTTCCCACTGTGATAGTTGGTTGCTTGTTGATATAGATATTTCTGCATTCTTAGGTAAAAAGCAACGGGTAAACATTGTGTTACCACAATATCTATTAGACAGAATTGACAATCGTGTCTCACATAGTAATTTTTATCGAGATAGAAGCCATTTTTTAGCAGTTGCTTCTCAACGTGAATTAACCGCTCAACAGGTTTAATGGATAGGCGTAGCAATACGCCTAAAACTTCAATCTAATCAACCCCGAACCAAACACCGCCCCTTCCATAAAATCTCTTGCAGTACGCAAACGGTTGTCATAGGTTCTCGGTGAAATATGCATCTCAAGACAAATATTCTTCTTATCCTGCCCCTGTAAAAACACCGCCATTAACACCTGATAGGCTTCTAAGTTCAAATCGTGTAATGTCATCACAGCTTCATCTAGCTTAAGATAATGTTCCTCTGACAGTTCATCAATACTATACTTGGTAATTTTAACAGTCGCCTCAGGCATAAAGGATTGTAATGATGGATAACCACGGCACCCACGATGAGATGCCCAACGACGAACCCAAACATTCAAAATATCGTCAATGCTGATATGCAATCTAATCATTTTAGCTCCTTAATCTTCGCCCTATACGTCTTAATAATTTCCTTACAATCCTCAGCCGACCACTTCACAGGAGGGTGATAGCTTTCCAATGCTTCTACTCGCTCTACCCCGATTTTACGTACAAGGTTGATACGGTATTCTGTAATGTTTCCGCTCAAATGATTGTTACAGGCACTACATTGTTTATGAACATTGTCCTCATTAAATCTCAGCTCTGGCATTGCTTTTACTGTGCGATAATGCCCTGCGTGATATTGCCCTTGATGAAAACGCTGACACGAAATACAAGGCTCATCTTTATCTCGTAAACGAATGTATTCATTAAAAACAGCCTGGGCGTCTTTAAGCCACTCAGAACGAGATTTTAAGCGTTCTCTCGTTGCTTTAATCTTTGCCCTTTCTTCTCGATTTCGCTTTTCTATGGCTTTCTGACGTGCTTTCTCTTGGGCTATTTTGGCAAGTTTCACACCACATTCAGCACTACACCATTTTCTAAAGCTATCCGCAGACTTAAACTCACCACCACAGCATTTGCATTTACGAGTTTTCACTTTCGGCTTTATCATTAAATGCCTCCAATTCTTTCTCACTCCACCGCTTAGTGCACTTCAATCCAGTACATTCAAACGGTTTCTCCTTATTAATCTCTGACTTTTCAGAAAACCTACGCCAGTATTTAAGAATTGATTGGCAGTTTGGGCAGAAGTAACTCATTTCACCCCCCAAAAATTCCATCTGTCATTAAAATGCACCCCATTAGAAACACCCCACGAAGTTGCATATTCGATTAAACTTGCCATTCGTTTTACGCTCATTTGAGCCGTACTCTCACGAATATTCACTAATTCGCCTTCCAATCCTGTGACCAAACAAGAACCTTCTTTCGTTGCTTCTGCGTGAGCAGAAATTAAAAGAACCTTCCACGCTTCAAGCGGTAGCCATTCGCCGTTAAATTGCACCTGTCTGGCAATATCGACACACATTGCGTGAAATTTGGCATTTTGCTTAAGGTTGCGAGTGGCTGGCTTCACATCAACCACTAACGGCTTTTTCTCATCTATCGGCAACGCTTTCACAAATTCAAGGGCATTGTTTTTGATTTGCTCAGTGCGTAGAAAGTATTTTTGCTTATACTCCATACCTACCAACCTTTGTTCCATACCTACCAACCTCCTTACTTCTTAACCTGCTCTTTCGTAAAATACCCACAAGACTTCGTTCTGTTCATCGCACAATCCTTGCTGATGTTGGGGAATCGCCCTGTGTAATGACCGTTACAGCGATAAGGCTCTTCAACGTGCCACCCCCAGTCGTCATTAATACTTAAATCTTCCAGCTCTCCGCCACATTTGGGGCATTTGTAATCACTCATACCCACCTACATCAAAACTCACCTAAAACCCCCTAACCTGTTTCAACAAACCACCCCAGAAAGCCCTCACCTTTTCACTATTGACTGCTTTCACTTCTTGAGGTAATGCCAGCTTTGGTTCTGGTAAAACTTCCCCTGTTTTTAACCGCTTGCTCATTTTGACAAGCGATTTTTTAATCTCATCTTTGAGTTGCTTATCACTCCATTCACCAGCCCGATTACGCACATACAAACCGGTAATCAAGTAATACTCCGCCGTAGAAACAAACTTAAACTTCTGGATTTCTTCCATACCAAATGCCATAAACGCTTGTAACCGCTTGTAAAGTTTATCCTCATCAGGCAAACCTAACGCTTCGTAGTCCACCGTTTTGCACCACTCCACAAACTCGCCTACGCTTGGCCAGAATGGATTTTTAGATTTTTTCGCTCGCTCAATCCCGTTTTGCAGTTGCTCAATCGTCGTAATTTTTTCATTCACCAACGTTTCAAGCCAAATCCGTTTTGCTTCACGGTAACTGTCTGCATCAGGAAATGAATTTTTCCACGCAGGAAAAATCGCCCGAAGCTGAATGAATAATTGATTAACGGCTCTAATCGCACCGTCTGGAATTGCCGTTGTCTTGGCTGGCACTTGGTAATTTGGCTCTTGCCCGACAAGGCTTTTCAAGTTCATTGATGCCACGTTTTGCATTAACTTCCCCTTAGCGTGATAGACATACCTTCCGCCCAGTTTCCTTCGTCATCAGGGATAAATGGCTTGGAAGTATTACGAGCGGACGGATTTTGTGGATTTTTTGCAGAAACTCCGTCATTTTGCCAATCCCAACCAGCATTAAACCCACGCCAACCACGCTCAATCGAAATTGCAATGGCTTGTTGAATAGGAATTTTGGCTTTATCCGCCTCACGCTGAAAACCTTTCAACGCAGTTTCGGTGATCGGAGCTTTGAAAGATTTCCGATGGACGATGAAATCTTTTGCCAGTTGTTCGGTAATCCCAAAACTTTCCAACAAAATCAAATCTGCGGATTTTTTCTCGCGCGCGTTTATACTTCCCGTCAGGGAAGTATTATTGTTAGTATTCTCTGAAGTATTCTCTGTATTAACGAATGGCGGTTTTGCTTCTTCCCGAATGTCGCTTTCCGCCATTGGGGAATGTTCATTAGTGGCATTGGGTAATGGCGGTTTTGCTTCTTCCCGAATGTCGTCCATTAATGCATCAAATTTAACTAAATCCAGTTTGAAATAAATGCGGTGCTCTAAGCGTTTGTGAGTTTCAACCAAGATGCCTAGCTCAACTAATTTTTTGCGAGCCGTTTCTTGCTCACGGCGACTTAATCCCGTTTCCTGCTCAAGCTCAGCTTGTGTTTTATATACGCCTAATGGGTTTGAGGTCTTATCCTGCCAAAAGAATAATTGCCCAAATAAAATTGCCGCTGTCACACCGCCTAACGGTTTTGCTAATTGTGGATAGTACGCAATAGGTTGTCCCAGTTGGCGTAATTTTTGGCTAAAACTCATAACCCCACCACCTTATCTTGTGTAAATACGCCATTCCAATTTGCTTTCATCGGTAATTCTCGCTTTGTGTACCACTCATAGAGCTTTGCCGCCCCTTTCTTGAGTAAAACAGGTTTATATGCCACAAACGGATCTTTGCCGTGTTGCGAAATCTCCGTCGTTTCTTCCGTCAAATACTGATCACGAGCGTACGACTTCACACGTTTATGATTACCATCTTGATAGAGCCAGTTTTTATCCACTAAAAACGCCCCAATTTTCAAAGCGTTCACTCCATTCAAGCCTTTGACAAACTCAAACGGTGAAATCCCATTACGGAAATAACTTTCCATTGAGGCAATTTGAAGGGATTTTTGCTCACTCTCTTCGATTTTATCGGCGAGTTGGCGTAATGCTTCTGAATAGCTAGGGAGTTGTTGCACTTGCTTTTGCTCTAACTCTTGCCAACGATCAACTAAACGAGCAGTAAATTCAGGAGAGAATTGAGCCACAATCACATAAGTATCACGTTTATTAATATGATACTCGTAATAGACTTGCCCATTTTGCTCATGGGTGTACGGACTTTCCGCATACCCCCCAATTACCCCTTTATTCATCAGGTTTCTAATAGATAAGCACACATCACGGTGTCTGCTTTCTGTGATTCGTGCAATCTCCCGACTACTCATCGTTAGGGTTGCATTTTCTTTCTGATTAAGAGATAATAACTCTGTTTTCATAAACATTATTTCCCCATTACCCACGTTGCAGCGTGGGTTTTTATTTGCCAATAACATGAACGCCCTTCTCTGCTAATAGCTTAAGTGCGTCTAGTTCACTGTCTGTCAAACGATTTAAACCTTTCTCTGATACTTCCAATTCTAAAAAATCAAGGTAAGCACAGAATTTGTCTAAATGTTCTGCCTTAAAAGGACAAATCGTTGATGCATCTACACCAACATATTCTGCCGCTTGAGCATCTTTCGTCTATGATGCCTTCTGTCTAATTAAGTCCACAATCTTCATTGCAGACTTGCTTAATTCATTGCGTGCCATTGCACACTCCTTTGGGTAAATTAACTGCCAACAGGAAAAACGTCGTCTAAAGAACAAGCAACACCGTGTTCATTAAGTACTCGCACAATCTTTTTTGCTGTACTAAGTGACGGCTCTCTTAAGCCAGTTTCGTAATGACCAAAAGCACCTTGAGTTTTATTGATCAATTTAGCGATTTCGACTTGAGTAAGGTTGGCAGCTTTTCTGAACTCAGAAATTCTGTTCATTTTTAGCTCCTGTATTAAAAATGCATTAATAATACATAAGGTATTTTATAAAGTCAAAAACAAAATACTTTTTGTATTTTGAATATTTAATACGGTAAGTAATAATTAGTTAATTTTTGTTCAGGTGGGTGTAGTATGAAAAAACAATGGAACCAATATGTACGTGAAAAAATGCAAGAGCAAAATCTAAGACAAGATGATATTGCAGAATCAATGGGGAAGACTCAGGGAGCTATTGGTCATTGGCTTACAGGAAGAAGAATGCCTAATGTAAATGAAGTTGCTCAAATGATAAATCTAACAGGAGTGAATAAGGTTATCTTAAATGGTGATGGTACTATTGAGGATTTCGATCCAAATATAACCCCAACTTCTGTAAAAAAATCTCGAGCTTATCCTCTTGTTAGCTCTATTCAAGCTGGTATGTGGACAGAAACTTATGATTTCAGAGACTCAGAAGGCTATGACTATATCGACACAGAAATTGATGCTGGTCCAGATGCATTCTTCTTACGAGTGTCAGGAATGTCTATGGAACCTAAATTCAGCGAAGGGGACTTGGTGTTAATCGATATAAGAAAACGCCCACATCCTGGAGATTTCGTCGCAGCTGTGAATGGTAATGGTGAAGCTACCCTAAAACGTTATCGTGAACTTGGAGAGTTATCACCATCAGGCAATCCACATTTTGAGCTAGTGCCATTAAATCAAGATTTCCCAACTCTCAGTTCAATGAAACAAGATATTCGTATTATAGGCGTGGCGGTTGAGCATAGGAGTTATTTGTAAAGTTGAATTTATTGGAAAGATAAGGATAAAAAATGAAAGATATAGAAATAATGAAAAAAGTTACTCCTGAAATTCTTGCTAATTATTTAAATACAAAAGGCGCTAGTTTAGAGACTTTCAGATGCCCTATTTGTGGTAGAGATCATATCACAATTATAGACAACCAGCCTTTTGAATCTAGCGGAAGCAAAGTGGAAATATCAGGTGTTGGAACCGCAGTTATGCAAACTATTTTGCCAACCGTTCTTTATCCAAGACACTCTGAATTTAATCATCTTATAGAAAATGGCTTAATCGATAGTTCCTTTCATTATTTAGGAAACTTAATTACCCACATGTCTGCAAACAATTCTGTTATTCTTCCTGTTATCCATATGATTTGTGATAATTGCGGAAATATCAGGACTTTTTCTAAAGCTAAAATTCTAGAATGGATAGCTCAACAAGAAGGGGAAAAGAATGAATAATCTCATCACGCCTAGAGTTAATAATACTATTTCTGCTACAATGATTAACCAACAGCCAATTAATCAAATGGAAATCATTATGCAAGATTACACATTTAGAGTAAGCTCTCTTGAAGATAAGGTAAATTCCATCGAGAAAGATGTTAATACCATAAAATCTAACTATTTAACAAAAGGAGAGTTTTTCAAAGTTGGGGGCATAGCACTAATATCGCTTATTATTACTGCAGGTTCGGCTCTTTGGGTAGTGTTTACTAATTTAGATAGTAAAATAGGGAGTTGGGCTGATAAAAATGAGCAACGATTCCAACAAATTGAAAGCAAAATGCATGTTTTAGATGTCAGACTAACGAAAGTAGAAATAAAAATTGATGAGTTAGATAAAAAATTAGGCGTGATCGATAATAAATTTGATAACTTAACAGATAAGATAGACACACTAATTCAGCAAAAACAAGTTAAAAATTAACATAACCGCCCACCGTGGCGGTTTTCTTTTATCTCCACAAAAAAAACACAACAAAAATGTTGCAAAAACAACAAAAATGTTGTATTATATCTTTGCTGTTTTGATAAGGAGGTTCTTATGAAATACAGCGAGTTCCTAAGATACTTACTTGCACAAGGTTGCGAAATCGAAACACAAAAGCGAGGAAGCCATCGAAAGGTGACACTAAACGGCAAACAATCTGTTTTCCCATATCACGGCAGTAAAGAGATTGGTACAGGTTTAGTGAATAAAATTAAAAAAGACTTAGATCTTAAGTAATCAAAGTCCCTCGAAAGAGGGGCTTTTCTAGGAGATATTATGTTACGTTACCCCGTAGAAATCACCAAAGATGACAATAATACCTACTTAGTGACTTGTCCGGATATTCCCGAAATGGCAAGCGTTGGCGAAGATATTGAAGAAGCATTACTTGAAGCAAAAGATGGCTTAGCGGCAGCTCTTGAATTTTATTTTGATGATAGACGCACCATTCCATTACCAAGCTCTGCAAAAGAGGGACAACACACTGTCGATTTATCTATTCTTCAATCAATGAAAGTGTTTTTACTCAATGAAATGATTAAACAAGATGTACGAAAAGCAGAAATGGCAAGACGTTTAGATGTACACCTACCACAAATTGACCGCTTACTCGATTTTAAGCACGCAACCAAAGTAGAATTTGTCGAGAAAGCCTATAGTAAACTCAATCGCCACTTTACTATTCTCCCCCACTAGCCCATTTAGCCCTCAACTGAGGGCTTTTTACTGCCCAAAATCTACTATTAACTACTCCATACTACTATTAACCCACCAAAAACACACACAACAAGCGGTCACATTTCCCCAATTTTCTGCAAAAACATCTTCCTGACATCAGGAATGTGATTAAAAAACAAGCAATTAAACACACTTCACAAAATTTATTTTCCTTTAAAATCAATCAATTAAATACATTTTGTATTTTTTATTGCGAAAAATAATACGTTTGGTATTTACTTATAAAATACATAGCGTATTATACACCCATCAAAACGAGATAGCCAAATAAGACAAAAAGGACGGACGCAATGACAGAGCAAGTCTCACTGTTTTACTCAAAACAGTTTAAACACGTAAAAACATACGACAACTCTGCCGTGACCGGCAAGGCGTATTCAATGTTTGTTGATGTAGACCTAAACATAGTGATTGAGGTGTGGGAATCAAGATGGATTGCTGAAGAAAAGCAATGGAATTTGCTTTCAATCAAAAAATCAGAATTGATGAGTGCGGATGAAGGTAAAAAATTTTGGAAGGAAATGATTAACCTTTAGGAATTTTTATCAAAGCCCTGTGTACAGGGCTTGAGTAAAGGTTCTAAACCACCCCGAAAGGGATTGCTCTTTAACAACACGAATAACCCACATCACCAAACAAGGTTGGTCGCCTGTACCAGTGGGGCTGAGGCAAACAGGAATTGCTATTCATAGCGACATTTACAGAGAACTGGAACATCTCACATCAATGCGGATTTATCTACAACGAACTGAGATCGGAAAGGAAATGTTAGACAAGTGTCGCTATGAATAGCAACAAACAGAGGACACGGCAATGACTAAAATCATTATCGAACGTAACCCAACAAGCAACAAATACTGCGAAAAAGCAGAAGTTCGCACAACGGGTAAAGCTGGCAGACTAGCGAGAATGTTCGCAAAAAATCGCAAAAAACAGACCGCTAACACCCTTTCAAGAGTAGATATAGCCTGCCTTGAAAGACCAAGCAAAAAAATGATTGATATTGCAAATTACGCTTGCAACAAAGGCAAGATCAAACCAACAACAGTTCGAGCCAAAGAGAAAATCAGACGTAGTTGTCGGGAGTTGATACGAATTTAAAGCCCTGCTCTAACAGGGCTTGAACACTAAACTTCATAAACAGGTGTTTTTCGCATGGTATCCATCACTAAACCTATGCAGTGCAAGCAGTTTTGTTTAGTTGTATATCCTTCGCTAGAAGCAATGGTTTCGTGATTGGCGGATTTTAATCGCCAATACCACTGACCATTAACACCTTGGAAAATTTGAAAATACATAGAGGTAACTCCTTATGCAAGAAAAAATGAAATGCTATGCTGTTTCTTATAGCTTCGGCGGAAAGAAGTGGGCAACAGAAGTTTATGCCAACTCATTTGAAGAGGCGCAAGAAAAAGTCAAAGCAATGTCCCAAGCGACCGTTGATGGCGAGATACATCTTTCAGTATATATCCCTGAAAACCCGCTTTCAAAAATAGCAAGGTTAATGCGTAGATTACTCCAAAAAGGCGGCTAATTCCATTATTTCATCTCGACACAATTTAGACAAAAACGCACCGCTTGCCAAAGGTGAGATGGTATCAACAAGCTATGTGAAAGCCATAGCTCAAGCGGTGTGATTACTTGTGGAAAGGTTAAGCACTGGCAGTGAACTAGGTAGCACAAACGCAAGTAATAAATTTAACCATTTCGTGCGTACCCACGAGATGGCTATCGAGGCTTAGCGTTGAGCCAGCGTAGCAAATCAACGCACCATTCAAAACCGCTTTCAGGCTAACCAAGAGGCTTTTTTAATGTGAATTTTTTCACTCTTGCTGAGAGCGGTTCTGAATGGTAACAAACAAATGAGGTAAAAAAATGAATACATATGCAAAGTTCTGCCCAAACGTATTTTTAGCAAAATGCCAAGAGCAGCACGAAAAGAACGAAATTATTACCGTGACAAGTAAATACGGCAATGAAACGGAGGTTGAAATACACAACCTCGTTAAACAACAAGGTGGATTTTATTTTTACTCTTTTGTCCGTTGTGATGGGTTGGATAGTCAAGCTCGAGCCTCAGCGAAAGCACAACGTTATCAAGAATATGCTGATAACGCCGCAAAACGCAGTAATCAATATTGTGAGGCGGCTAATGAGGGGCGTGACTTTTTAAGTCTTGCTGAGCCAATAAAAATCGGACATCACAGCGAAAAACGACACAGAGCTTTGATTGAACGTAATGCTAAAAGAATGGATAAAGCTATTGAAGAAATGAAAAAAGCCGAAAGTTATGCCGATAAAATTGCATACTGGGAATCCATGGCTGAAAAAATTGATTTATCTATGCCTGAAAGTCTTGAGTATTTCAAACATAAGCTAAAAGAGGCAGAAGCCAAGCATTCGGACCTAAAGAAATACCCTGAAAAACGAGAACATTCTTATTCATTGACGTACGCTAAAAAAGCCGTCAATGAATTTAAACAAAAAGTGCGATTGGCTGAATTGCTTTGGGCTTAACGAAAAATCACCCGCTAAAATTTTAAGCGGCGGTGATTATTCAATACAATCTGATATTTTTGCTATCGGTGTTGTAATGGAAGAATTACAGCTAGACTCTAAATATGATAAAATCATGCAAAAATGTACAGCTAGAAAACCTAAAGATAGGTATATGTCAGTGCAAGAAATTATTAATGATATAAATCATTTGATGGGGGAATAATTCAATGATTAACTTAATTGCTAGTGCATCATTCTCTTTTCCAAAAGAACAAATACGGCAAAATCAAGATCATATTCTATCTTGCACTAAACACAATAACGGTTACTTATTTGCAGTGGCTGATGGTGTTGGAGGATACAAAGGCGGAGAAATTGCCTCCAGAATCGCGATCAAAAACCTAGAACTAGCTTACAATAATGTATTTTCCGCTAGTTTGGCTGAAATTAAAAAACTTGACCCAGAATATAACCAAGCATCTACAACCTTAACATTTGGTTATTTAACACAAGAAGGATTGTACATAGGGCATATTGGTGACTGTCGTCTATATATAAAGCAAGGTAATAAACTTCGCCAAAAAACGAAAGATCACACAACTCATCAAAAGTTATTTGATGAAAAAATCTATACAAAGAAAGAATTAAAAGAACTATCAGGAAAAAATGTCATCACCACGGCAATTTCTACACAAGTCGAAATGAAACCAGATGAATTCTTTATTCCGATGTCAGAAATTAAGGATGAGAATAATGAGGTCTCCATCTACATTATGTCAGACGGTGCTCATCATTTTTGGGAACATCGCCCACGCTTCTCTGAAAAAACGATGAATAGCATTGTGAAATTTTCAGCAACCTTACAAAAAAGAATAGAGAAATCACCTATTGATGATTACTCTCTCGTTGCTGTTCAATTTAAAATCTCGGAAACAGAGTAAATCCTATTGACAAAAACCGCCAACAACGGATTAAGATAGCCGCACTATCTATTTCAGTCGGTTACTCGCTCCGATACAAAGCGGTTTTTTATGCCTAAAATTTGTAATTCCTCAGATCTGAGGATTTCAGTGGTCGGGTCGAGAGAGCCTAATAAAATACCTTCGGGAAATAAGCTCCGCCGTCTGAAATCGGTAGTTGAAGCCCGATCAACCCTACTAAGGTTGATCGAAAGACTAACTGAAAATCAAGGGGCATAATATGTCAAACTTAACCATTCTAAAAACATCTATTCGTACTTACGAAAATCTTTATTCTCTAACGGATCTTCATATTGTTAGTGGCTCTGAAAAACGAGATTGCCGCCAAGGGCTACGACATCGCACACGAGTTTAACGTATGGCTTGACCCATTCATTGAGCAAGCCCTACCCCAGCTTAATCAACAACGATTAGCAAACTTTTAACCACAACCCAAACCCCACCGCACTTTCCCCGAAAGCCTGCGGTGGCTTCCTACACCCAAAATTCAACAAAAGGAATAAAAAATGAAGACACTTATCAAAAAACTCAACCTGAAATACCTACTCGGTGCCTTGCTTATCGCCTTTGTGACAGGCGGAAGTTTAACTGGCTGTGAAGAGCCTGAGCTTGTCTCTACTCTGCCCGTAGAAAGCAATTTCCAAGCAGAAAAGATTTGGACGGAAGATGACTTCAAACAAGCTGAAATCGCCCCTGAAGAGGTAAATTACAACGCATTAGCCCTACATCTTCCACCGCCTGATAACGTTACAGGTGAAGATGTGAAGCTGATTAAACAACATAACCAAAACCAACTTAACAAACTGATTGTAGGAGCAAAAAGATGATCAAACTTCAAATTTTACAAAACCCAAATAAAAAATACTTCGGTGAAATGTGGGTGGATAAACACCTAGAGTTTCAAGGCGTACCAATGATATCGGAAATTATTGCTATCCGAAATTTAAACAAAGCCATTGATAGATATAACAGTGAAAAAGGCTTAGTCGGCAAAAGAGCTATCCCTCACTACCCTGAAATCGAAGGGCATATCCCGATTGTAATTGAGCAAACTAAAAAAGTTGGGCTAAAAGGAACAATTACCGAAGCGGAGCAGGTTGAGCAAATAGCACCGACAGAACAAGTTGAGATTGAAACAGCACCGACGGAACAAGTTGAGCCTGAGCCGAAGCCATCACAACCCAAACGCAAACCATTTACCCCTTACGGCTTAAATGGCTATCTCGTAGATAAAAACGGCAATGTCCGCCTAATGCTAGACAGAAGAGCCAACGCCAGCACGATTGTACTTGAACCGCAGATGTTCGGAGCATTAGCGGAAATGGTGAAGAAAACGCAGGAGCAACAGAATGCGAGTACCTGACCCAATGCGATATGAAACCAAAGATGACTACTACGACGCACTAGAAAAGTTTGAAGCATATCAACAAGCGAAATATAACGATGAAATCGTCCCTGATGAATGGGACGAGTTTTGCGAAGAAGTTCTTATCTGCAATCCAAGAGAACGAGATTACCAAGACCAAACTTGGTTATTTGGGAGAAAAGACGTATGACCACACAAACCACACCAGCCACTCAACCCAAAGAAGACAAATTCCCGATTAAGACTTTATTTGAAAGCCCAAACGTACAGCAAAAATTACAAGCATTGCTCAACAAAAACGCTGCGACATTTACCACCAGCGTCCTGCAAATCGTCAATAGCAATGCAACGCTCCGCAATGCCATTCCAATGAGCGTATTTAATGCCGCTTGTATGGCGGCAACACTCAATCTACCGATCCAAAATGGCTTAGGTTTTGCTTACATTGTGCCTTACTCACGTAAGGTAAAAGATGAAAACGGTGACTGGATAAAAATCACCGAAGCTCAATTCCAACTTGGCTACAAAGGCTTAATCCAACTGGCACAACGTTCGGGGCAATTTAAACGCCTTGTCGCAGTCCCCGTTTATGAGAAACAACTGCTTGCCGAAGACCCAATAAATGGTTTTGAATTTGACTGGAAACAGAAACCAGCCAAAGATGAAAAACCAATCGGTTACTATGCCTATTTCAAGTTGATCAACGAATTTACTGCCGAACTCTATATGAGTACCCAAGACGTGTACGACCACGCCGCACGCTACTCACAAACCTACAAAAAAGGTTACGGTGTATGGCACGACAACTTTGAAGCAATGGCTCTAAAAACGGTAATGAAGTTACTGCTCTCAAAGCAAGCACCGCTCTCAGTTGAAATGCAACAAGCGGTACTGGCAGATCAAGCGGTGGTAAAAAACGCTGAAACCAACGAATTTACCTACCCTGATAATGAAGTTCAAGACGCTGAATTTACCGAGTTGAAAGTCAATGATGATGTGTTTGAAAAATGCAAGCAAAACATCATCAGCGGTGACTCCACCTTACAAGACTTATGTGACAACGGTTATGAATTTAGCCAAGAGCAGTATGCGATTTTAGAAGAGCTCGAAAATAAAAGGGAATGATTGACACCCATCAAATTAAGTTTAATCCACCATCATCATCCAAAGGAAACACAATGGAAAAAATGTATAACCTAAAAGTCCGTTGCTCTCAACTCCACCAACTAATGAGCGAACCACGCTCAAAAGCAGATAAAGATGCCGGCAAAATTTCCGACACCGCAAAAAATGCAGTCCGAGAAATTGCAAAATTTGACTTGTTCGGCTACCAATCCTTTGACGGCAATAAGTACACCGAAAAAGGTAATCAGCTTGAAGAGCAAGCCATCAAATTAAGCGGGTTTACTCGTGGATTGGTTCTTAAAAAGAACACAGAACGCAGAGAAAACGCATTCATCACAGGCGAATGCGATATTTACGTTCCATCACGCAAGCTCATTATTGATACAAAATGCTCGTGGGACATTGGCTCTCACCCGTTTTTCCAAGACGAAGCCGAAGAAAAAGCCAAAAAAGCAGGTTATAACTACCAAATGCAAGGCTATATGTGGCTTTGGGATTGCGAAGAAGCACAAATCGACTTTGTACTCTTCCCTACTCCGCTTGATTTAATCTCAAGCTACGACAACAGTGAAAAGCTGATAGACCTTGTAGAGCAAATTCCACAATCCAAGCGAATTACCACCGTCACCATCAAGCGAGATGAAGAAGTGATTGCCAAAATCCAACAAAGGCTCAAAGTAGCACAAAATTATTATCAACAAATCATTCGGGGGTATATGTAATGGCAGGCGTGAATAAGGTAATTATAGTCGGCAATCTCGGCAATAACCCTGATATGCGTACAATGCCAAACGGTGACCTCGTCGTTAAAATTAGTGTCGCTACATCGGAAGAATGGACCGACAAACAAACGGGCGAGAAAAAGCAAAATACCGAATGGCACAGCATTATCGCTTTTAGGAAATTAGCCGAAATTATGGGGCAATACCTAAAGAAAGGCTCTAAGGTTTACATTGAAGGTAAGCTCCGCACACGCAAATGGCAAGCTCAAGACGGTACAGACCGCTACACTACGGAAATTATCGCTGACAAGCTCGAAATGCTCAGTAGTTCGCAAGGTGGTAACAGTAACAACAACTGGGCACAAGAACCACAGGGTAAGCCAAAACAGCAACAACAAACAAAACAGAAAGAATGGGACGGTTATGCGGATGATGAACGTCTGCCAGCCAATAACTTTGATGATGATATTCCGTTTTGAATTTAATTAACGCCCTCTATTTTGAGGGCGTTTTAATAAAGGGCATTACGCCCCTTTCTGCGATTGCTTAAACAGCTCAACGGCTTGAATAATCAACTGATTTTGTGGAATATTTAACTCTGTACTTAACTGCTCAATTTCAGCAATCACAACTAAAGGAAGTTTGAAGGCTTTGAGTTTAATACCGTGTTTTTCCTCACTGCGTTTAACAATTTCGGTTCTTGACATCGCCATAATAAATCCTTAACATTAGTTTTGAAGAACGAGAGAGATTTCTCCCTCTCGTTAAATTATCATCAAATTAGTAAGCTGGCGAGCTAAGTGCTAACAAGATGATAACTAGGATAATGTATTTAAACATTTGATTATCCTCTTCAAAGTTGGGTAGATTAAAGGTCAGACCCAGCTCGTTTTCAGCATTATTACTGAAAACAAAGTTATTATAAGTTAGTTATCTAACTAAATCAAGCATTATTTCACTAAGCCATCGTTTTTACGGTGGCTTTTTTATTGCAACATTTTCACGAAAACCAACCGCTTGTAGCAATACAGGCGGTTTTTTATTGCGAGGAAATTAAAAATGACAGAACAAACTACACAAAAGAAATACGAACTACTCAAAGATGACACAGTAGAACATTTCGGCAGAACGCTCTATCGAATTAAAGCACTTATTACATTTGGTTTAGTTGGAGCAGGCCAATTAGGCGGTTATATCGAAACCGAAAAGAATTTAGATCATAGCGGTAATGCTTGGGTGCACGATAATGCTATGGTGTACGGTAATGCTCGGGTGTTCGGTAACGCTGGGGTGTACGGTAATGCTTGGGTGTACGGTAATGCTCGGGTGTACGGTAATGCTATGGTGTACGGTATCGCTCGGGTGTGCGGTAATGCTGGGGTGTACGATAATGCTCGGGTGTACGGTAATGCTTGCGTGTACGGTAATGCTTGCGTGTACGGTAATGCTCGGGTGTACGGTAATGCTCGGGTGTGCGGTAATGCTGGGGTGTGCGGTAATGCTTGCGTGTACGGTAATGCTCGGGTGTACGGTAATGCTCAGGTGTACGGTAATGCTCGGGTGTTCGGTAATGCTTGGATGTGCGGTAACGCTCGGGTGTACGCTAAGGCTTGGGTGTACGGTAACGCTCGGGTGTACGGTAATGCTCGGGTGTACGGTAATGCTCGGGTGTGCGGTAATGCTGGGGTGTGCGGTAATGCTCGGGTGTGCGGTAATGCTTGGGTGCACGATAATGCTCGGGTGAGATCTTTTGCAGTTATCTCTGAACGGAAAATGATTTTTTGGGCAAGTAATGTTGGTTCAGAAAATGGAACGCTTACGGTCTTTAATGGAAAATTTGGGTTAATTGTTACTCGTGGTTGCTTTACAGGCACGGTGGACGAGTTTTTATCAAAATCAAAAGAAGTCCACGACGACAAAACTCATCACGAATACAAACTACTGATCGAAGTTGCTCAAAGTAGAATTCTTAACTAACTCGATTGACCAAAGGAACCACTATGAAAACCCTCAATCCTTTCAAACTGCGTAAGCAGTTAAATTATTATGTAACACTCTGCTCACGGCAAGCCCTTGCCGTTATTCGAGTAAACGAACACATTTCAGAACTTGTCGCACAGAATTTCAAACAACAGCAAGAACTCGAACAACTCAAGGCTAAAGCAGAAAGCCTAGTCAAAGTATTAGAGTTTGAGAAATTTAACGTCCGCCGCTACGAAGAAATCGAAAAAGTCGTAACACACGGGCAGGGGTTTAATTTTTAATGGGGACTAGGCAGATGAGCTGGTTGATTTCATTAACGCGTTTATGCTTAATTCTCAGCATCATCAACCTGACATTAAGTGTAGTCAAACAAAAACTAGGGAAAACTCTATTTTGGATGGCGCTAATGAAAGAATAAAGGGCATTACGCCCCTTTTTGATTAAATAACTCAACCGCTTGCACAATCACCTGAGTTTGCGAAATACCGTGTTGCTCGGCAAGGCGTTCAATAAGCTCTATCGTTTCTTGATGAAGTTTAAAGCCTTTGAGCTTAACCCCACGCTTAGCCTCGCTTCTTGCTTGTAGTTCTTGAAGTGTTAAACCGGATTTTGGGCGACCACGAGAGCGTTTTTCAGTTTGCATAGAAATTCCTTGTTGATTTTTTAAGCCAAAAGGCTTATAGTTGGAGCCGTCAGGGGGACATCCGACCTTCCCCCTGCAGGTGTTACCTTAAACTACCGTACCTGAACAACAGGTGAGTAATACTACGGTAACTAGGATTAGAACTCTGAAAATCTTCATATCCTAGCTCCATTTAGTGGCCCAGTGAAAGCTGGGCTTCTTATTTTCAGAACCATTCCGAAAACAAGCATATTTTAGGTTAAACCAAATAAATAATCAAGATATTATTCAAGGTTAAACTAAAATAATTAATGTTTTTGTATTTGACAACCGCCCCCCTTCGGATTAAGATAGCCGTGCTTTCAACAGAAAGTCGCTGAACTAGTGAGGCGGAAATAATCTATTTATTGGATAAAGCCTCCAAAACGGAGGCTATCCACTCTCATTTTACACCTGAATCATCCCCTGGCCTTTCATATAGTCATAAATACGCAAAATCATCAATTCTTGGAACGACTTACCAATATCTTCTTTTTTAAGTGGTTGCATCATCACTTCCGTTGCTTGTTCAGCATCGAGATATTTATACTCGGTCACAATCGGATTGAATTCTGTGACTTGGTTTTCTTCGTTTTCAACTGCTGTACCTATTTGATAGGTGACATTCATTGAACCACTCTGATCCATATTGAAACCAGAGATGGTTGAATAAAGTGGATTTAAGATTTTGTTAAATGTTGCCATTTATTTGCTCCTTTGGTTGATTAAATCCAACACTCCACCCTGTATTGATCTCAATTTCAAGCGGATTGTCAAGGTTTTTGCTCTTAATAAAAGCTCCTCATATTGAGTTTACTTTTTAAAATTAGGAATACCGAAAACAATAAATTTAACGGTTTTACCTTCATTATTATGTGCATAACTGAACTCAAAAGGAATTTCTTTCTCACTTTTATAATCTGAAGGTTGAACATTACAATGAACTTTGACAGTATCATCAACTATTTTATAACCAAAATCCAAAATTTTAGATCGGTTACGGATAATAACAATTCTTCTTGGCAGAGTTGTTTCCTCTAAGGCAATATGAGTTATTTTTGCATTTTTAAATATATAATCTTGTATCCAAAATAATCCCTCAGGCTTGCGTATTGCTTTTGTAACATCAACTTGTATTCTACCTAATTCTTGTATAGGTTGAGAAGTATTACTATTATATATCACGTTGCCGTTGTCGTCATAAACTTCTACGCCATATTCACCCAATCCTTTTTTTATAGGAGTTGGTATTTTTAAAAAATGACTAATAGCTTTATACTTATAATTATACCGATGATTAGGTATAGCTGGAAACAAATATGACGTATAATTTCGAAATCGTCTAGCGAGAGAGCCTAGACCTGTATTGAGTACAACATTATTTTCATTATCAAATACTAATAATTCTTCACCTATTAAACCTAATGTATTTTTTGGGTGAGGCACTCTAATATATTTTTCTCTTGATAATTGTTCTCCTGTTTTAACAACTTCAACTGTTATTGCATCAGGGTGAATAGTTTTTAATGGTATATCGCCAACAAGCACACCGTATTCAGGTAAAGTCTTATCTGCATAACTATATATAGCGACATCGAAATAATCAATATCATATGACCCTGTCATATCAACACTTTGTGTAAATAATGAAAAACGATAAGGTTCATAATCGGCAAAACCAACTAGCCATTTGTTATCTTGAATTCGTTCTAAACGCATACCCGTCGCTGAGCCGTAACCCAATATCATTGGGAAAAACGGGTAAGGACGTTCAATATACCCCATACGCATTTTTATACACTCTTTAAAAACAAGTGTACTTGGTTTGTAAATATCTATTCCGTACATTAAATCAACTTACCTATTCTAATTCTGATACGACCATATTGGTCATAAACTGTAATTCGATCATTATCAATTACTAAACCTACATTTTCTGTGGCGGATCTTAATTCAACAGTCCCAGTATTTGATACTTTAAAACGATTGTTAATGTTAATTGAACCGCCTGTAATTTCTCCCAATTCACTGCTTAAAGCTGATAATTTCACAACGCTTAACTTATCAGCAGTAATCGTTTTACCTGCGATATGATCCGCACTAATCGCTTTCGATGCAATCTCATTCCCAGTAATTGTACCTGCTTTTAAATGTTTTGCAGTAATGCTACGTGTAACAATACTGCCACCATGAATGGCTGTCACACCTGAATTCTTCCAAGGGCTAGGATCTCGGGTATGTGCGGTGCATTCTTCAAGCATTGGGCGGGCGACAAGCATTAGAGCATTTGTATTTCTTGCTGTAATGCCTGTTTGGCGTAAACAAAATCTCACTTTTTCACAATTTACCGGTGCTTGAAATTTGATAAAAACACGCTCTGCAGTTTCTAATCCGGTAAAACCATTACCACCTGTTTTATGCGTTGCCGAGATTGCGGTTCCGTTTGCGTTAAGATATTCAATAATCAACTCTGTTTTAACGCATCTGTGATTGCCCATATAAACAGACGCCATATACCACATCCTTCTATTTACAGGTACGACTTGTACCAATTCAGCATAATTGGTTGTGCTAATATCGGTTCTGCGGATAAATATACAGTTTTCATTCGGTAAGCCCATTGAACGTAAACCATAGTTTTTATCGATATTGGCCCTAAAGGTAACTGTGCCGTTTACAGTACCTTTCGCCCAACCGTGCGGAACACCATCAACGACATTGACATTGGCAAAGATTGGGTTTAATAAGAGATTCCCCCCTAACCCTACCGCAAATTTATCAGCGGTCAATTCCCCTACCGCAACATGATTTGCTCGAATTGCTCCCCCCTGAATACTCCCAGCGGCGATTGAGTTGGCCGCCATCATTCGAGCAGATACTATACCATCTGCAATCAAATCACCGTTAATAGCGACTTTGTTGTTAACAACACTAAACATTGGCTTAACGTTGCCATCTCGTGCATTTTTGACAACGTTAAATTTATCGGCCATCACAATAACGGAACTTTCAGTTCCTCCATTTGAGCCTAAAGAGATACCCGCAAGTGCTTTTCTATTGCCTGCAATAGATACTGCTTGGATTGTGTGCATTGATTGCACTTTACCGTCTAATGTTGTTATTGTGCGACTGGTACTAGATATAGTTGCTTCTGCCGTACCCAAGCGTGAAGTCAGACCAACCAGTTGGTCTGACTGTGCCTTATCCACTTGCGCTTGGGTTGATTTATGACTTGTCAACTCTGCGGACACTGCACTGATAGACTGCTCTATATCTTCGGGCGCTGGAGCCCAAGTCATAGCTCTATTGCCTTCGACAAGCATAGGATTTTGTAATTCTACAAGTCCTTCACCTGGATTAATGAATGAAATGTTTCTTATCGCACTAACGAAGGTAATCGATATTTTTTGCCATATGCCTGGAGTCAAATTTCTTGCATGAAAATTAACCCAGCTCTTCCCATTGTACAGATGGAGATAAAACGCAGTTCTTTCGGGTTTGACCTCAGCACTAAATGTATATTGCTTCTCAGGCAAATCAAAAGTTTGTCTCCAGTACCAGTTTGCCGTGTTTAAATTTTTTAAAACTGCGATTCCGTTTCTAACATCCCTTCCACCAATTACATTCCAGTGGGTAGTGTTGTTTAATAGACGAGAATTTTTAATTAAATTCCACCCCCCAATCGCAATCCCATCAATCTTAGCATTAAGGCTCTGACTTAGCTCCGAAACACTACGGTTAGCACTTGCAACGCTATTCTGCAAGGTAGAAATACCACTCTCTACACTTGCTACCTTCGTTGTTAATATCGCTCTAGCCTGTGCTTGTGCATTATCCCCAGCAATACGCGCTTGACGTTCTTCAGATAAACCTGATAACGCATTATCGGCTTTAGCGGTTGTAGTGGCTATTAATTGGGCTTTCTCACGGTCGGCTTGCTCTAATCGGCTCACCGCAGTACCACGAGCGGTCGCCTCTGCTTGCAAGGCTTGTGTTCTCGCCCTTGTCTCTTGAGCCAACGCACTTTGTACGGTGTTAGCTTTGGATAAGGCATTATTGGCTGTACTGCTTGCTGTCGTAAGTTGAGTAATAAGAGCTTGGTCTAATTGACTACTTGCAAGTTTTCCTTCTAAATCAACCGCTTGTACTTTAGCAGTGTATTTTCTGCCGTCCCAAACATATAACTTGCCGTCAGCTTCGTTATACACTTGGTTATACCCAATGTTTTCCGTTGGGTTATCAATACCAGCAACGGTTTTAGTCATCTCCAATTTGCGTGCGGGCATTGCGGTATCAAAGACTTCATCAATAATATTTTGCCCTAGCTTTTCATTCAACAACGCAAGCTCGGCATCAATATCCGCCCCAGTTTCCGCACTTAAACCTTGTTGTTGATACCAATCCCCCACGTTAATGCCACGAGTATGACGTAGCCAGTAATAACGTGTTTGGCGTGGACCTACATTGTGGGTGTAGATATTCGCTATCACTTTCGCAATACGCTCTGCGTTGGCAAGGTTGTTGGTTGAACTTGCCCAGATTTCCGTTTGTGTAGCTTCATCTACAAAATCCCAAGACAGCGTAATACCTGATAAACCGCCCGATACCCACACGTTTTTAGGCGCAGGTGGATTGTCAATCGTAAAGGATTGTACTTTTTCACTCAGCATTCGCCCTTGTGCATCTCTTGCAATAATTGTGACTTGGTATTCACCATTTGCTAAATCAGCAAGGTGCAACTCACTACTGGATTCATCACGTTTAAACAGATACAACTTTCCGTCTTTTAAGACTTTGATGTCATATTTAACCGTGCCATTGCCTGAGGTCACTTCCCACGACACTTTCATATCGCCGCTTAATGTCGGTTGTACGCCTAAGTGTGTTAATTGTGGCTCGACTTTATGGAGCGTTTCAGACGCGGGAGCAAAAAACGCCCCTTCATCAACAATTCGCTCTTTCTGTGGCTCGTGCTGTAATGCGGTAATGCCGTAGCTACCATCTTCATTTTCCGCCACGCCAAGTACACGATAGCGTTGTGTACTGACTAACGGGGTATGCAACGCCCAAGTATCCATTATTTGTAAGCCTGTTGGCTCGCTATCTAATGTTACAAGCGATTTGTTTTGGGCGTTAATTTGCGAAATTTTGCGACGAACTAACCGCTGTCCGTTGTTATCATTGACTAAATAACTTAGGTACTTTTCGCCAGCGACTTCAATCGGGGCATCAAGGGTAACGGTTCTGCCGTTAATGGCTAACACACGCCCACCAAGATTGACATTAGCGTAGGATTTATCTGCAATTTCGATAATATCGCCAGGTAATACTTGCAACCCTTCACGCCCTACGCTAAAGCTGATAGTGCATTGCTCTAAGCGAGACGTTTCAAGCACCCATTTACCATAACGGCGAGCTTGCCCACGAGAAGTACAGGCAAACGCAACGATTTTCTTCACGTTATAGCCATAACGCTTAATCATTGCATCATCTGCCACATACTCAATCGCTTTTTGATAGTTGTTACGTTCGTCGGCATATTCCACTTCAACGGCGGTAAAAATGGACTTAAGCGGTACATACTGGCGATTAAATTTACCGTCAATAACGTTCGCCTGAGTAAAAGTACAGACAGGATCGGCATTTCTATCCTGAATAGCCGTTAATTGCGTACCATTCCACACCACAATCGCACGGAAAACCGACGCCATATCTGAAATCACGGAATAGGCATCACGCTGTTCTGTCAGCCATAAGTTTGCCACCATTCTTGGCTCTTGCCCACCGTAACCATCTGGCACTTGCTGATCGCAGTATTGAGCAATTTGATACAACTGGAATTTATCAATGCCATAATCGCCTAAACGTTGCCCTAAGCCAGCTAGCTTATTGGTAACTAAATCGTAAAATACCCACGCAGGATTATTCGTCCACGCCAGCTTAAAATCCCCACGCCATAAGCCACTGCCATAGGTTCTCGTATCAGGATCGTAATTGCTCGGCACTTTGACCAAACGCCCATACAAAAGAAAGTTAATGTTTGGAAAGCTCGGGTTATAGCGTGAATCGGTTTTAATCCCCACTATCGCCATATTGGGATAGCTTAATTTAGTGCTAATAATTTCCGTGTAGCTCGACCAAAATGTCGCATTTTGTAAACGTTGGCTTTTACTGTCTGGCGTAACACGTTGTACCGTCACCGTGAAAGGTCGGGGCGGTAAATTGTCGATTAGGTAACTACGATGAAAACGTGATGAAGATTTACCGTCAATCGTCACCGTTTGTCGGGACTGACCGTTAATCAAAATCTCTAGTTGTACCGATGTGCCGTGCGTATCGCCTTGATCGTTTTGACTAAACAACGCATTTACGCCTAAAGTAATTCGTAAACGATCAACATCAGGGTCTATCACCGTGCGAGCAATAGGATGTTCTAATTTCACTTCAGCACCCACTGACACTTCTCTTTCTGACGCATCAAAATCTTCAAGGGGTTGCTGGTCTTGATAGCCTAAACGATAGCGAATCAAGGTATTTTGATAATTCCACTCCCCTTTCGAGTTTTTAATCGGGGTGTAATCAAAGAAGGCACTCTGATACTGATCTGCTGTCACCGCACCACGAATAGGACCGAGCGAAATTAAGCCAATCGCACTTAATCGCTGCGCTGATTTTAGGTTATCGGGTGCTTCGTAAGGTGTATGGCCACCACCGCCTTTTTTACCGCCCATAATGTTTCTCCAATAAAAAAGCCGTTACAGTTTCCTGTAACGGCGGTTAAATTTCAGGTACGACAAAAGCCACTTGCAACGCTAGGTCGCAAGCGGTCTGTTTGTCGTTTATTGTTGCTTAAAATCTTGCTGTTTGCTTCGGTTCTTCTAGCAAATGGTTCATTCCTTTAACAAACATAATGCGTTCGCTATTAGAGTGAATAAAATCTCTTGTCTTTTCTAAAAATTGTTCAAGTGGAATGCCTAAGTTATGAAGATAATGTGGGCTAAAGTGTCTATCTATATCCCAACCTATATATGTTTTAACAATCTTTTCTCGTAACTCGTGGGCTTCGTAACAAAAATGGTATGCTGAAACAAGTAATCTTAATAATTGTTCATCTTCTTTTTTAGGCTCATCAATGATCAACTCGCCTTCAAGATAGATTTTGTGAACATACTCCACCGCCATTCCGACTTGTTCAGGGGTTAGCTCGTCAATATGCTCAATGTTAAAACGCTGATGAATAAGCGTGTAAGCATCGGAATAGAGTAACCCTTTTTTACTGACTAAAGCACTGACTGCTTGTCGTAAGCCTGTGCGTTCGTCTGTGGTAGATTTTGTATAACTTCCAGTTTTACGAATTTGTGGTAACACTTCCGCAGTTACCCATTTTCTGAAACGGTGCGGTACAGATCCTTTTTTAACTGCATCACGACAACGTAAGATTAAAGTGTACATTCCGCTTTCTGATACGATGTTAATTTCACTTACTCTGTTATCAAAATTTACTCGTTGATCAAGCCCTATGTTAAACATAGCCCTTTCATCTTCATCAAGGTTTTCTAAGGCTTGAGTAGGATTTTTAATACCCAATGTATCGCAGACATCTTTGGCAACGAACCAAGGTTCATTATTTACTGCAATAACACGGATTGATGATTGTTCAAAGTTGAATGTTGAGAGTTGGGTTTGATTAGTCATAATTGACTCCTTTTGTTTTTTTCGAAATTAAATTACCCTAAGAATAGGGTGTCGAGAGGTTCGAAAACCGCAAAAGGACGGTCGGGATTATTTCCCTTTCGGGTATTGTATTCTCCGCCCTCTCGACATTGAGTTTTTCAAATCTATTTTTAATGGCAAGGAAAATAGATCTGCAAAATTTTGACATAAAAAAACCGCTTGTCTGACGGGTGCGGATTTCCGCCTTTTGTGTAGGTTTCGACGCCTATGGAGTGAATACTACTCTAACTGTTCTTTAAGGTCAAGATGAAATCTGCAACGGCTTTCAAAAAATTAGGGGCAAGCCAATATGTTCCCAAAATGAAACCTAAAAACAAAACCACATAAGCAAATTTTCTCGCTTTGTCCGATTTATCAATCACTTCTAACATTTTACAAATCCCCTCCATTAGGTTAAAATCTATCTGCATTTGGAAGTTCTCCATTTGTTAAATTTGTTATTCATTCAGTTTATTTCCTCTTTGTTATGGAAAGTTGGGAATAAAAAACCCCGAACATTGCGAGTGTTCGGGGTTTTGTTTTTTTATGTACCTTGCGATATATCATCAAAGGTATCAATACCCTGCGAAATCAAGATAAGACTTGTCATCATTTTTCCGTAAAGCAACGGAATCGGTCTGCCTTGTGGGGTCAGGTTGCGAATGTTTGAGAATGATGTGCTTTGCTGTTTTTCGCTATCACTTAATTTCGTGTTCATATCTGGTGGACGAGCAAGCATTTGCATCGCCCCTCCTAATAAAAGACTAGCTCCCATACTTCCCATCATCATCGCAGTCATCCCTTGAACCATTCCGAATCCCATTGGACCAAGCATAAAGGCGGCACCAATTAAAAGTGCACCAGCAACAATACTAAGGACACCCGATTTCCCTGCCCCCACCACCACAGGCGTAAAATGTACAGTGCAATCATCTGCAAGTGTCATTGTAGGATTGGTTTTTATCTGCTCTTCGCTTAAATAGCGTTTTCCAATTCGGACTTTGTAATAGCCTTTCCGCAAATGTTGACTCAAACCTTGAATCTGACTGAGTAGTCCGCTCATCAGCTCTTTAAAGGAACTAACTTCAAGCGCTATCGGTTCGTTAGGCTCAAATCGTTTAAGATCGCCGTAAAATTTAACTCTGACCATTTCGGGTATCTCCAAATACTGTGCGTTTGTTGTAGCCAAGCGCCGTCATAAGGCACACGAGCAGATAATCGCCCTTCGCTGTGGTGTAACATCATTTGATTATCAAGGTAAATGCCTGCGTGATTCGCCACATCGCTACCAATTTGCAGTAACACAATATCGCCAAGCTGGGGCTGTGCTTCAAAATCTAACCGCTCAAAGCCAAAGCGGAGCAAGTTTTCTTCATACAAGTTGCCTGATTTAAACCATTCAAACTCGTACTCAACATCGTCAGGCAAATCCAATCCCGACAACATATAGGCATCAAGTAAGATGTTGCGACAATCTTGCTTGTTATTCTCAAACGGACGTCCGACAAGCGGTGCGATTGGGCGGAATTTTTGCAAATTGCCATCGCAAACCAACCAAAACGGCAGATTTAACCGCACTTGACATTCACGATCAGCCGTCGATAAATACGGAAAGCCCTTTTCTGTGTCTGAATCAGGGTGAGAATGAACAACCGCCACAATTTCCCCCACGCTTTCCGCCCGAATCCAATCATCAGGCGAAATTTCAAAATGATTAATCGGATCGACAGCCACATTTTCACAAGGAAAATAACGCAACTCACCGCCCTTAGAAACGACAAAACCGCAACTTTCGTGCGGTTCTGAGCGTTTGGCGTGAGCAATGATTTTTTCTTCAAGTGTCATATTAAGCCCCATACTGCGTCGTACTTGGAAAGCCACCAAACGGCAAAATGGCGTTAGCCCCAAATCTCAGCTTGCAACCACGCAAACAGTGAGAGCAAGCGTCTTTTTTCGGATCGGTTGTCGGATTATCTTTTTCATCGGCAACCGGTCCGCCTGTATAGCCACACTCCGCAGAACGATATGGCCAAATGCAAGTATCAGATGTAATCATCAGCAACGGAATACGTGCATTATCTGTTTCTGCGGGCAAAGCCAGCTCAAATGTCGCTACTTCATCATTGAGGATTTTTAGCTGTTCAATAATGAATAAACTCACGCTTTCCTGTGTCGGATCGGCTTGTGAGTTTCGTCCGTTAGGGAAATTTCGTGCATCAAGGAATTGAGCGTAAACTAAACGACGGGTCACTTTCGCCCCAATCCCTTGCCCGAAATCTGCGGCTAATGCGGTGACAATGCCGTACAGGTTTGAGATTGTTAAAGTTGGTCGATTACTCGGACCTTGACCGCTAATCTCAAAACCGTCCGCTTGAATTGGATAGGCTTGGTACTCGTTACCTTGCCACCAAATGTTCTGCTGACCTTGATTTAAGCCATTGTGAAAGCGTAATAGCTCCCCTTTTCGTGTTTGGTCGCTATTACTGCTGATATGCCTTAAATCAATTTCCCACAGTTCAATCAAGGCATTTTGTTCAAGTTTTGGCAGTTCGTTTGCCATTTTTTGGGGTAGGGCTTTGGGCATTAAATCACCTCTTCAAATTCGCAGTTAATCAACGTATGGGTTTTACCTACCGTCTGCGACCATTTTGGACACACTACTTTAATCAGTGGCGTTTTTGGTCGCTCCCTAAATTGAAAGGCACTTACACCACCGTGACTTGCAAGAAATTGCAACAATCCAACCGCTTGTGCATGTCGTAGGTTAAAACTCAATGAAAATTTACGTTGCAATGGATTTAATCCATCGATCATTCGCTGTTGATAGCCGTCACCAAATTTATTCACCTTTCTGCGAGGTTCGCTTTCGACGGTGTAATTTGGCTGTGGGCAAAAGGGAAGTATTTGTAATGTCATAGATCACCTTATAATAAAATACCCTTAGAAACTCTCTAAGGGTATTATCTATTTAACGCACCACCACTACGCAGATCGCGTGTTTGATTGCGACGATAGACACCATCTGCAATCTGCTCCATTAACTTCACGGTAATTGCTAAATCTTGACCGTCTTTTTTGGTTTCTACTTCGGCGGATGTCGGTTTGCCGTTATTAATCACCGTCACAGTCACATTTTGCGATCCGCCAAAATGCGTAGGCGTACTCGGCACTCTCGGCACACCAACACCGCCACCGGTCGCAAAACCACGTTTACCATAGTTAAGGTAATTTAAGTAATCCAACCCAAGACGAGAAGTTGCCTCTTTGGTGATGACATACTCGCCACGGTGGACGATACCTGCTGGAGTGTATTTGCCACCATCGCCTGTGTAGCCGCCACTAGAGAAACCAACACTACGGATTTGTCCGACTAATGCCATACCTTGAGACATCACGCCTGCTACAGCTGCAAACTTAGATGCCGCATCCATTTTTGACCAATCTGCCATCGCTTGACTTGCAGCACGGGTGACATTGATTGTCGCCTCCGCAATCGCAAAAGATTTTTGCATCGCAAACATTGCTTTGTAAGCGGCAGATTGTTTGCCCCCTGCCTGTTCAATCATCGAGGTTAAATCCCCAAAAGCTGAACCTAGTGTATTCAAGCCGTCCGCATATTTCTGCATTTCGGTTTGAAATTTATCATTCGCATAACGCTCAATAATTTGCTGTTTGAGTTTTTGAAATTCTTCTTCCTTAAGTAACTGCGTCTGATGAAATGCGTCAAGCTGTGCGAGTTCTTGTGCTTGTCGATTGACTATGTCTTGATTTGGATCATAAATCGCACGCATTTGGTCAAGCGGATTGACCGCACTTTGAGCTTTACTTTGTGCGTAGTCAAATTTCAGCTGATATTCAGCGGTTTGTGCTTCGCCATTGGTAAGTTGCCCCGCTTTTCTGAGTTCTTCAATCGCTGATAGCTCATTCTTTAAATTTGATAACAGCAATTTTTCTGGCGCATATTTCCCTGCTAATTCCAACCGCTCTTTGGCAAAACGCTCCGTTATAGCCAATTTAGCCGTTTCATATTCGGTATGTGATACCACACCTTTTTTCATATGCTCTTCAAGACGCTGAAACATCTGCTGTTCTTCAAGATCAATTTCAGTTAGCGTTGAACTGCTTTTCTTGCGAAGATCATCATAAAATGACAGCCAATTATCACGAGCATTTTCGCCACCACCTTTATGATTTGTTTTTAGATTAGTTTGAATTGTTTTTGTCTGTGTTTCATCGTTGAACATACCTTCAAGGACTTGTTTACCTTGTAGTATTTTATTCAATGTTTCAGCAGATATTCCCACCGCTTTATCTGCTGCATTTGCGGCGGTGATAGTACCTGTGGCGATACCAATTAACACTTCATTGTATTTTGCACCTTCCGTTCCAAGAAGTTCGTACAACCCTGCTAAAACATAAGCTGATTTAGCTTGCCCTTGTTGCTCAAGTTTTGCAACCTCTAATTTTTGAGCGAGAGATACTGATTTTTCTTGTAACTTTTTAAATGCGTCATCTAAATCTAGAGTGGCATTTTCAGCTTGGTTACCTGCCTTGTCGATTTCATTTAGTGCAGAAGGTATTCTGGCTAAAATCCATTCTGTGTTACCTGCATCAACACCCAACGTTTTAAATTTTTGCCGAACATCATCAATATTTTTACCGCTTGTTAGCATAGCTTTAGCAAGGGCTTCTAATTGGTTTTCTAATACGGAGAAATCAATATTGGCGTTTTCTTTTAAAATAGAAATCTTATCATTTAACTCTGATATTTCTTTTTTAGCACTTTCAGGTACAGGTAAACCCACATAATTCCAACTATCTTTCAATGCAACAATGTCTGTTTGTAACCGTTGGATTTGTTTATCATAATTGGCAAGATCTTGGATTTGTTGTGTAATTTTGAGCGAGAGTGCTGCAGCACTTAAACCCTCATAACTCTCTTTTAAACGATAATTTGCCCCTGCAGTATCGAGTGCTTTCTGTCTCGCACTTTCTGCTTGCTGTGTAAAATACCATAAAGCACTGCCGGCAATCATAGCTGCTCCGACAGGTCCACCAAGCAATCCCATTACACTTTGTAAACCTTGAGACGCTTTTCTAGCTAAAGTATTTGCTGTAGCAAGATTACGTTTCGCTGTCGCCTCTGCTTCTGTGAGAGCAATAATTTGAGCAGCTTGTACTTTCATTTGTTCACGCAAGGTATAGCGTGTTTGCTCTGATTGTGCTAACTGTAATTGAGCCGCAAGACTTGCCATTTCAACTTGTGCGGCTGTTCGCATAGCCGTTGCTTTTGCAAGAATAGATTTAGCTTCTTTGGTATGAGCTAATGTGTTTTTTGCACTATTAATGCCCGTTTGTAAAAGTGCGGTCGAATATTTGCCAATTTGCCCAATCGCAAGTGCAGCGGCAAAAGTGCCTGCAACAGTAATCAGATCTTCGAGATTAGTGGCAACAAATTCAACACCTTCAGCCAGTTTTTGTGTTACACCAATAGCTGAATCTGTTTCACCGACAAACTTAATCATTGATGTTTCAAGGTTAGTAAATGACATCGAAAGCGTTTTAACACGCTTTTCAAAATCACCATCCACCTGAGATTTTGCATTTTTGAGTGCTTTAATGACTTTTGATATGGATAATTCGCCGTTTTTACCCATTTCTTTTAACGCACCAACGCTAACACCAAGACCATCAGCAATCGCTTGTGCAAGTCCAGGCGTTTGTTCCATTACAGAATTTAGCTCGGCACCACGCAATTCACCACTCGCCATTGCTTGCCCGAACTGCATCAATGCCGCTTCTGCCGACGCAGAACTTGCACCTGACATAGCCACTGCTTTTGATACGGTTTCGGTTAATTCTGCCACTTCGGCTTGGCTGATCTTCAATGTATCGGCATTTTTCGCAAAGCGTTGATACACTTCAGCTGTTGCACTTACAGCTTGATTTGTTCGCAATGAAATATCAAAAACGGTACCAGTTGCAGCTGCCATTTCCGCTTGACCATCTGTAACTAGGCGTATGCGGTTTTGTAATTCGGTGTAACGATCCATCATAACAACCGTTTGTTTGGCAAAATCTTGCAAGCGCCCCAAATTATCAAGACGGAAACTCCAGTTTGTCGTTGAATTAATATTGTTAGCCGCTTTTTCAATATTGTTTAAATATTGCGTGGTTCGCTCTGAAAACTGCCGTGCTTTTGCCTGTGCCCGAGATAAATTTACCTCAAATTGCTTGGCAAATTTCTGGGTCTGTTGTTCAGACTTTCCCAGCCCTTTTTGAAATTGAATCGTTTCTAAATCCAATCGGATATACAAGTTACCAAGAGACGACATATTTTCTCCAATAAAAAAAGCCCGCATATTGCGAGCTTTCTATCTATTTAAATTACTACTTAATAATAACGTATTTAACGTCGTTTTCTTTTTGCATTTGTTGCTGGATTTCTTTTTCCCATTTTTTATTGAAAAAATACATCGCAACTTTGACAATACTTAAGAAAACGAGATATGCCAACACAGCACCCAGTATAATCTTCCAAGTTATGCCGGTAATTATTCCGCCTAAGGTCAAAAGAATTAAAGCGGGAATGACAAAGAATAAAACAATTACTGAAGTAAATGCTCTACCTAACCACAGGATAAGATCAATTTCTTTTTTAAACATACCCCCTCCTTACTTTTCTCTTACTGTACAAAATTATTGCATTTAAAGCAATAAAAAATAGTCACATTTTGACTGGTTTAACAGATTATCGGCTTGCTAAATACGCCTCTACACCGTCATCATCGCCACTTTTAGTGACATTTTATTTCTCCCATAAAAAAGCCACCCTTAAAGGTGGCTTAAAATTTCCATTTACTTAGTTTATTTATTAATTTGTTTCCATTTTCTCTTCTCTTCTTTGGCTAATAGATAGTCACAAAACTTGATGAACCCATTTAATAATCCCCAAAGAGAGAAAATAATCGCAACACCACTTAACATACACAAAATAAACATAGGTAAATCTTGTTCAGCTGCATTTATTGAAAAAATCAACATGGAAATGGCAAAACAAGCTACTATAAATAACAGAAACATCTTAAATAAAGAGCTTATTGTATAATTTACCGTGCTATAAATAGCTTTCATATTCAACCTCCCATATTGCCATCAATCTATTCAAAACATAAAGCACTAAGCGGTCATTTTCAATGCGTTATATTTAACGAAAATTACCCAAATAATTCGGAATGTGATCCTAAACGTACCAAGCGAAGTAAATTATTTTCAACCGCATAAATCAAAACAAGATCAGGTTTGATATGGCAATCTCTAAAACCTTGTAATTCTCCTTGTAATGGGTGATCTTTATATTTCTCCGCCAAAGGTAACTGATGCATTAAACAATACATCACTTCTATATATTCGGCACTAGCCATTAACTCAGAAGCAATCTTTTTAAAATCTCTTTTATAAGCATTTGTTGGAGAAAGTTGTAACATTATTTACTCCGCTAACATTGCTTTATGAAACGCTTCCAAAGATTCATATACTTCATTTTTACCTGATTTAGCTTCCTGCATTGCCAACTTAGTCTCAAGGTTTGGTTGATAATTCAAACTTAACGGAATTGTTTTAGTATATGCAATTTCAGTGAGAAGCATATTAAACACTTGTGATGGAGTCATTCCATAACTTTTTATCACTTCAAAAGCCGTATTTTTAACTTCTGTGTTTGTTCTAAAACTGAAAGCATCATTAATGGTCGCCATTTTATTGCCCCCTGTATTTTTATGTAATACATTTATTTTAAGTTGAATTACAACAAAATACAAGGGATTTATCTGTTAGCCAAATACGCCGCCACACCGCCGTCATCATCTTCCGCTTCTTCTGCCTTTTGATAAAAGGGCATAAAATCCGATAATTTCGGGCTGTCGCCCTTTGGATCTCGGTTGATCATCGCTAATAAATGCGATATTTGAGCGGTGCGGTAATCTTCCCGCCAAAGCCCGAAAGGTTGTTCTTGGTAAAATAATTCATACTCCGCCAAGTGTCTTTCGGGCATTGCTTCAATTTCAGCAAGGGTTTTGCCTAACGCCAGCGATAAATTTAACTGGAAGCGTCGGCGGTCGGTGAGTTTTTTGGGTCACCTAGACCATTGTTGAAATCAATTAAGACTTGGTTATCTAATTTTGCAATGGCATTCAAATCATCGACATTAAACGGGTCAAACAGCAATTCACCATTCTCATCACATAGGCGTACAGCAATCGACTGCGGTAAACGGTATTTTGCACCGAACTCACTTAGAGCTGTCGCAAAGTTCTCATCCTCTTCCGCAGGCAATTCATAGCCTTCGAGCTCAGCTTGCTTTTTCAGCCATACGTTGATGCCGTAAAGATGGTTGTTCATATCCCCAACGGTTAAATCACGCACATAGTAGGTCGTGCCTTTAATCTCAATCGGGTTCAATTTGGGGGTTTGGGATAATAGGGTTTCACGTAAAGTCATAAGGTTTCCTTTTATTGAAATAAAAAACCGCCTGTATTACTACAAGCGGTCAGTTATCGCCAATTTTTTACAACTATCCTGTTACTGGCAAATGATAATCGCGTTTGGTATGCTTAATGGTTGCACCGCTTTCAAACTTACCTTTCACTTCGCCTGAGTAGTTGTTACCAGATTGAACAAAGCCAGTGCCGTACATTGTGCCTTGATTGTTGGTGAAAATCAGTTTGTACGGAAAGCTTTCTTTGGCAAAAAACTTCTTACGCAAAAGTGATTGCATTGCCGTTGAAGGTTTCGCATAGAACGTTAATTTGGTTGAACCAAATTCAATTTCACCAGGTTCAGTAACCGTCCCTTCATCGCACATTGTGGTAACATCTTCTTCCGTTAAGGTATCTTCTGAACGTTCAATGTTTTTGATCGCACAGAAATTATCTGACCACTTTACTCGAGCGACTTTAGCTTGTGTAAAGACTGTCGGTTTATCTTGAGCAGTCCAATCTACCTCATCAGCTAAGGTGATAACCCCAGGTGAGCCGTTATCGACGGCTTTAATCGGATAAGTGCCGTCTAAACTTCCTAAACCCGTGATCGTAATCGCATCACCAGCCTTGAAACCGTTTGAGGCAACAGTGATAGTCGCGTTCGGTTTAACGTTACACGCTGTGATATTCTTTTGATCTTCGACACCTGTGCCAATATAAAACTTCGTGCCTTGGAATTTGGTGGTTTTTCCCGCCATAATTACACTCCTTCTCGTTGATATTCAATGTTAAAAATAAGGTTTGCAACGTACCAAGTCCGCTGTTGCTGGTCTTGTTCGTAGCTGTATTGCGATAGCTCAAGGTTGTCGATATGTTCAAACCCAGTGCCTGATTGTGTGGTTTGCATCACCTCTGCAATTTGTTGGGCGATCTCATCTAATTCACTTTCGCCATTGTCGATAGACTTTATATAAATGGCGATATTGAGCTGTGCTTGCCACTGCTCATCGCAATTTGTAATGCCGTCGCAGTAAGCCTCATCTAAAAAGACGGCTATCGCTTTTTGCTCTTCGTCAATGTCAATAAACGTTGGTCTGCCGTTGTAGTAATGTTCTACATCGCTAATCTGTTGCTCCAACAATTCGACGACTTCAGAGCGGATTTGAGTGTGGATACGCATTATTTTCTCCTAAAGACAAAGGTCAGTTGGTTGATCAGCTCTTGTTTCACTTGCTCAGGATATTGAGACAACTCCTGATTAAACGCTTCAGTAAGCGGTGTAGATAACGGGACTTTCGCTACATCAATGCCGTAGCGTTGTTTACCTTGGCGAAACATAATATGCGTACGTCCGTTTTTTAAGGTTTGTTTAAAACCTCTAGCAACAGAATGACGACCAACACGCAACACACCGGGGCTTGCAACAATCCGATTACGTTTCCCTTCCAATACCCGAATTAATGGCAAATGAGTGCGGTTTACTCGGATAATGGCTTGGGGATTTTGTTTGGTCGGATCTTTGGTCATTTTGGCACGCCCACGCACCGTCTTGACGGGTACGCCAATCTGTTGAGCCACAGACTTTGTGGCTTTTCGCATTGCTTGCTTACCCACTGTTTTAATTGCTTTCGCTGTTGCAGTCGGTATTTTTTGTCTGACAAGCTGTTGAATATTTGCCTCAAGTTCTTTTAATCCCGTTATTTTGACACCCATCGCTTACTCCAACTGTAATACAATCATCTGATCGACATAGTGATAAGATTTGACGAGGTATTTTTTCTCGCCTTGTACCACCTTATGATCTAACCGTGGTTTATAACCTGATGAGCGAAATAGTGTGAGTGTGCGTAATGTGCCGTTTAATGCTTGTTCGTCCGAAACGTGAAGCCCCTCCATAATATGAGGGGCTTCGTCATAGGTAGCTGGATATGGCTTGCCGTTAATCAGCCACTCCGACATCATTACACGCTCAATCACGCTGTCCGCTTTGGCGAAGGCTTGTTCAAACAAACTAGGCATTGAGTTTCACCGTCACTACTGCCGTTGAACTCGGCGAGTCTGACCACGCAATACCGATATATTTATGTGAGCCTGCTGTTTTGGTGGCTTCTTTTGCAGAAGTGTCCCAGTAAAGCTTGTCACCTTGAGTAATCGCTTCATCGCTTTTTGCTTTCACTTGCCATACCCCGATCACAGACAATGCCCCGATCTCATCTTTCGCAATATCTGCAACAGCAATGCCAGCTAAATCACCTGTCACGACTAATTCACCGCCTTTGACTGCGGTTTTTGCTTTAATTTTGATGGCTTCGCCCATCTCGATAAAATTTGTTGCCATAAAAAGCTCCTACAAAGTTTAAAATTGATTCGTAGGGGCAAATTGAATTTGCCCTACAAGTTGTTGGTTAAGCCGTTGCTTTTAGTAAGCCACGATAATCAATGACATTGACACCCGCATCAATACGCACTTTGGTTGCAATACCGTCGGTGTTAAAGCCTTCCATTTGGTCAATGAATGGTGTTTCTACGCCGTCAAGGTAGGATACTTCGATCGCTTCTTTATTGATGAGATACCAATCTGTCGCGCTGACCGCTTGTAAGCGTTGTGATTTCGCAATCGGTACAATGTTTTGCAATGGATTGATAATGCCTGAGTTTGCATCTGTGCCTTCAACAGAGCTTGAGCCTAAAATTTGTTTTGCTCTGGTATGAAGTGCTGTTGGAACAAGCAAGTAATCCGGTTCAATCAATAGCTGAGTTTTACCGTCAAAAGATTTGTGAGCGTTCATCATTTGGATCGCTTTGTCTAACGTATTTAAACCAAATGCACTATTATCCAGTAAGTTACCGCGAGTCTTATCAAACAACGGTTTACCGTCCGCTAACTTACCATTGCCCGTAATGGTCGCAAAAATCAAATTAGCAATGGTTGCTTTTGCTGCTTGACCTAATTTGTATGGGATTTTGGTGAGCATTCCCATATCGTCATTGATAATCGCCTGACGAGTAATGCTGAACGCTTTACCATAAGTCGCTAACGCAATTTGGGTTTGCGTGTCGGTTAAAGTAGCGTAGGTGTATTCTGCTCCTTCAGGTAATAAATCAAGCTGATCGAAGCTACCCATTCCCACACGATGAGCAGGGCGGAAGTCGGTTAATGTGCCTTTTGTTGTGAACTTGTCGAAATCTTCAATGTGTTCTTGCCATCCTTTAATAATCGATTTATGTGCGACATCTAACAAAATTGAGCCGAAGTCGCTACTTGAATGAGTAAAGGCTTGTCCGACAATTTGCATTGCGTTCATACCACTTAATCCAACGCCACGATCTACCAAAGACGCACGAGCCATTTCACGTAAGGTCATTCCTGCGTATGGATTGTCTTTTTCCGCTTTCTCACCGCCACCACGATGAATTAACGCCGCTTTCATACTGTCACCGACGATATTACCGTTTGAAACGTGAATATGAGTAGTAGCAAGCGGTTGAGTGTCTTTACCTAATTCAGCCAATAAACGATCTTTAGCTTGTTCAGCACTCATTGTTAAGTCACCTAAACACTCTGCCATTAATCCATCAAAACGCCCGCCAAAGTTAGCAAATGTTGCTTTAATTTTGGCATTGCGTTCTGCAAGTGTCGCTAACGGATCGGCTTGTGGAATTTGTGCTTTTGGTTGCTCCGCCTGTGCTTTTGGCTCTTCTTTGGTAAGAGCTGGCTCAGAAACTACCGCTTGCGGTTCTACTGTTGTTTTTGCTTGGGCTTTTGGCTCAAGTAAGGTTTTTAATGCATTTGGCATAGATTTGAACTCCTTCATTCGTTGAGAGGTAATTGATGCCATTGCCTTAATAGGCTCGGCGAGTTTGTCTGCGAAACCTTGCTCCACACACTCTTCGGCTGTGAGCCACGTTTCTTCTTTTAGCATTTCTGCTAATTCTTCAGGGGATTTCCCCGTTTTTTCCGCATACGCAGGAATAGTGGTATTTTCGATTTTGTCGAGAAGATCGGCATATTTACGCATATCTTCCGCATCACCGCTTTGAATACCCCAAGGTTTGTGAATCATCATCATTGCATTTTTAGGCATAATCACTGGATCGCCTAACATTGCAATAACTGAAGCCATAGAAGCGGCAAGACCGTCAATATAGACGGTCTTACTGGCTGGGTGATTTTTTAATAGGTTGTAAATGGCAATACCGTCAAACACACTCCCCCCTGGGGAATGAATATGTAAATCAATGTGCTTGATGTCGCCTAGATTTTTGAGATCTTTCGCAAATTGCTGTGCGGAAATCCCCCAACCGCCGATTTCGTCCATAATGGAAATCTCGGCTTTCTCTTTTGATTTGGCTTTGATTGAGTACCAATTCATTTTTTCCTCCAATAAAAAACCCGACTATTTATCGTCGGGTTCTTCTGTCTTTTCCGTTACAACATTTTCAGTGTGAACTTGTGTATTCGTTAAATCAGTGTCGAACTTAAGACCATATTTGCGGTTTTCTTCCACTTCCACAATTCGTCGGCGTTTGACTTCAGCAGGATTATTACCACTGGCTCGTATTGCTTCGCTTTCAGTAGATAATCCACCAACAATTCGACGTCGCCACGCTTCCGTTTCTTTCACAGGATCAATCCACGGCATCACAGGACCTGAATACACGGCGTTATAAACACTGTTTGGATCAATATCAGGGCTGATTTCAATTTCCCCTGATGCTATCGCCATTCTGAGCCATTCTCGATAAATCGGGCGCGAGATACTGGCAACGAAATGATCTTGCAGTACCGCATAGCCTTCAAAACTCTCTACTAGCTCTTGACGTTGGCTTGAGTAAGTGCCGTTGTAGTCTCTTGCAATACTAGAATAGCTTGACCGTGTACCTGCAGCCGTAGCCCGAAGTTGCCCATTGCGAAAACTCTCTAAGTTAGTGTTTGGACGATTAGAATTAATCAGCCCAATATCTTCTCCTGGTTTTAAGTCGTCCACGACTTGTCCTGGTGCAATGTCAAAATAACGATTTTCTTTACTGACATCATCAGGATCGAACAACGCAGGGTCGCCTTTTTTGATGTACATCGTTAAGGCTGCAGCAATTCGTGCGGCGACACGTTCGCTTTCTTCATAATCTTTCAAATCAGCAAGGCGAACAATGACACCGTGAAAAAGTGAAACACCCCGTAATTGATGTATCCGTTTCACTAATGCAAGATGAAGCATATTTTCCGCAGGAACGGTTTTCACTCGCCCGTAAGCGCGGTTATCTTCTTGTGGATTATCAAAATAGACTTGATAACCCGTTGGTTTTCGCCACGCATTGAGATAAATCCCTTGCACTAAATTCTGATCTTGTTCATTGCTATTCATCGGGACAAAATCAGGTTCTAAGGCTTCTAAAGAAAAAGGAATAGACGTAGCGTGTGTTAAGCCAGACACCTTACCTAACACAAGGTGAACAAAGACTTCACCATCTCGCAACCAAGTCCGTAGTAACATTCGTTCAAGTTGTGGACGAGTGAAACGCCCTGTCACTTCAGGTCTTATAGACCATTCTGCCCATTTGCGACGAATATCATTTGCTAGGGCTTCATTCACATTGCCAGCTAAATCAAGGGGCTGTGGTTCAACATAAATACCTTTCGAACCAATTACACGTTCTTCCAGTTTATCCAAAATGCCGATCACAATATCGTGATTTTGGTCTAATGCTCTTGCTTGCTCACGCAGACTGACCGCACTTTGTCTAACTGCAGTATTTGCACCTTGACTTTCTCGAATGGCTTTATGCAATCGACTGGGTTTCGCTGCTTCATACGCATTAAGTACCAATCGGTGTTTTGCTCTTTCTGCTGCCCATTTGGGTGAGATTTTAGCAATGGTTTTTTCAAATAAATTCATTTAAAACCTCGCCAATTTAAAACGTCCGCCAGCATTTTGATGTGCTTGTTGGCGTTGTACTTTGCTTAAACGTTCTTCCCAATACTCCCGACCTTTACGGATTTCCGCAAGGTTTTCACGGGTGACATTACGTCCATTAAAGGTGATACTTTTCCCCTCTAACACCGCTAATTCGGCTTCGACGTATTTGTCGATCATCTGTTGGATTTGGTCTAATCGCATTTTTCACCTATTTATGTTTATAACCAGCCACCACTTTTCCTTTCTCCACCATTTAACCAACGTTGCTGTGTCGTCGATTTTGGCTTTTCAGGCAGCGGTGTTGATTTTTCTTCAACGCTGACCGCTTGTGCCTGTTCGTTGTGTGGGGCTTCAAGGTTAATAATATTTGGATTTAGTTCAGGCAATCTTGCCCATTCGGGTATGTTGCGTTCATCTCCCCATTTGATCCGCTCGTAACCGCGTAAAATCGCAATAGCGTGAGCATAACAAAATAAGTCTAAGGCTTCGTTATTGCCTTTACCTGGTTTGAACCATTTGCCGTCTGCCCCACGCTCTTCATAAACTAATTCATCAAAAAACCATTGCCCGATCCAGTCTGGGAAGTGAATGTAATTCGAACCTTGACTGGTTTTCGCAAGTGCATTGCTGATACGGTCTTTGAGTTGGTCTGTTTGGAGTAAATATAGGGGAACATCTCCTCGAGCTGATGAGTGTCGGTCGCTTCGTGTAGTGTTGTCAGGATAACTTTTTGTGATCAGCTTTTGCCGTTTGGTGCTGTCGCCCTTAACCAAATAGACCCTTTTTGCTAATCCATCTCTGCGACATTTTCGCCAAAATTTATAAGCATTGTCAGTTACGCCATCTTCACCACCACTATCCACCGCCATTGCTAAAATCGGCATTAGGCGGTTGTCGTGAGTTGATAATGGATACTGTTTTTCGAGTACGTCGCTGATTAGAATATGCCAATCATCAGGTAAACGTGGATCGATTTTTTCAACAACGCCGTCTTCATCAGGTAAGGTGTGCGAGATGTTGTAGCGGTCAATCAGCCAGCGTTCGCCATTTTCACCATAACCGACAATTTGCACCACAAAGCGACGGTTTCGTCCGCCTTGTACATCCACCGCAGCAATTAAGAAGCGACACTGTGGTGGTACGGTTTTCTCTTTGAGTTCTTCTCTGCGTTCCATGAGCTCATCTGCTCGGCGTTGTTCCAACGCAGAACGGGGGAAATAGGGCAATCCCCAGTCAGTGTTGATAACCGCTTTTAAGGTTTCTTCGCTACCTGTTAAATCATATTCTTGTTCCGCAGTAAGTAGTTTATAAGTTAGCTGTGCCCACGTTTGATAAGCAGCCGCAGGACCTTCTAACCAAAAGGATGCAATGCGTGATTTGCGTCCTTCTCCCAAAATCTGACCGCTTGTGTCAATTTTTTGCCCTTCTTTAAGCCATACACCATTGATATTCAGCTCTCGTTTCATTTCGGGCGGAATTTTATGTAAGCAGTGGGGACATTGTAGTCGTGCCTTTTCACTTGCAGTCACAAAATCAGGTTCGTCCCTGAAATCCACCATATTTGCCATTGATGGTTCGAAATATTCCGAACATTCGGGGCATTGCCAGTAGAACCGTCTGCGGTCGCCTCGGTTGTATAAGCTCAAGATCCCTGTTGTTGGTGGTGCTTCGTGGCTACTTTTCGGAACGTGTTTAATATCAACAATATCTTTACCAGGAGAGCTTTCAACCAGTGTCATGCCGGCAGACATAAAGGTAGTTGTACGCTTAGACGCAAGGGAAAAGCCGTCCCCTTCGCCGTCAATATCATCGGGCCAGCGGTCGTAATCGGTTAGTGCAACATATTTGTAGTCAGAAGATGACAGTACGTTAATTGACGGCCAACCGATTTTGAGCAAGTTGCCCGCTCTGAAATATTTGTCGTGGACGTTGTTGTCATTTTTACGGGGGCTGAGCCGTTTGGCTATTTCAGGCGAACAGCGGAAAGTGCGGTCTAATCTTTTGCGACTGTGTTCGCTGGCTTTTTCTTGAGTGAGTTGCACCAGTAAGAAGTCGGAAGGGTCGCAAATGATAGAATATGTGATCCAGCCGTCAATTAAACCTATGGTTTTCCCTGTTCGAGCAGGTCCGACAAAGACAACAGCGTCATATTCTCGGGAGTTTAGGCAGTTCATTGGTTCAAGCATATAAGCGGCTGTATTTTTATCCCACTTGACCGAGTTTCCCCCACCAACCGGCACTCGCATATATTCTGCAACAGCTTCTGATACTTTCATTCGGCGTGGTGCTTTAATGGCATTTGCTATATCACAGCGGATTTCTCTTGCACTGGCAAACATTATTCATCCTCGCTCGTTTGTTGAATGTGTAGTGCCATTTGATCTCGAATGTCATCAATCACTTGTTGTACTCGAATGAGATCTTTAGGTTGTAACCCACAATCTCGCTCTAAAATATCGGGGAGAGTTTCAAGAGTTTGGACTACGGCTTTGGCTAAAATACTCATTTCTTGCGATACTTCAAAAGCTGGAATTAGCTCTCGAGTTTCTCGTTCATACTTCAAGCGTTCGTTTTCAGCTTGCCAAAAAGCACGGCGATCGTTAGGACTTAAACTATCAACATCTGCCGACATCTTCTCAGTTAAACCAGTCAAAATGAGATCGCGTAAGGAATAGAGTTTTAGCTTGCTATTACTGCCCAAAGATGGCGTTAATCCAGCAACTCGTTGAGATACTGTCTGCCTATGTAATCCCGTGACTTCGGCGATCTGATTTATATTTAATTTTAGTTCGTGTAAATTTTCCATTTCGCTAAAACCTTCAAACCGCTTAAAACAAAAAATTGCACCCAAAGTGCGAAATTAAAATGAAAGATGATGATGCCTAGAACCTCAAAAAACTGCCGAAAACCACGAGCCCGCAACCCCGTGGAAAGCCCCACCCCGTCGGGAGTACCTTTTTGTTTTTAGGTTTTGTTGCATTTGTTTTACATCACTTGCGTATTTTCTCGGGGATTTATCTAACAACCCCAAAACCATACGCAAATTATGTATCATTTGATTTACATAAAATAAAAGAGCGATCATCTGACCGCTCTCTATCGTGACATCAACACTAATCAGCCATTTAAACCCTTGCTTAGTTCGTGCTTGCCACTCTCTAATGCTATCAACCTGGCCCGCACATAAGTCACGCTCTCCCATCACCTTAACGAGATACTCGATAGCATCACCATAGGTTGTGCCACCAAACTCTGACCGCTCACACGGCACTAAAAAGGCTTGCGGAGGATATAAATACTCAATCTTTGTCTTTGTTATGCAACCGCTTAAGCTCATCGACAACAGGACGAGGCAAAGCAGTAACGCTACACGGCTCTTTCTGTAAAATAGCTTTAATCTGTTCATTACTCTGCTCCACCTGCTTTCGTAGTTTATTTGCAACATTTTGCTGATATTCCACCGCTTGTCGCTCTTGTTGTAGTTGCATTGTCAGCTTATGGTTTGCTTTTTGCTGTTGCTCAATAGTTTGGGCCTGCGTCTGGTTCTCGGCTGTTAATGCACTTATCCTCTGTGACTGACCCCACAACCACGCACACAAGCCCAAAATCAATACCATTAAGATTTTATTAACCCAGCTAAACATAACGCCTTCTCTTTCTCACGACGGATTTCTAACCCTCGTAACTTCTTGCCTCCTGAATAAACCCATTTAGGCAACTCATTACAGGCACCAACATAATCGCCTGATTTGATTTTACGAAAGAACGTCGATTTACTCACGGTGCCACACCCAGCATTAAACGTCAGCGAAGTAGCGGCATCAAATACCGATTGCGGAATATCACCACCGTTTGCGTAACGCTTCACACATTTTTCTGCGTGCTGAATATCAACCAACCAACGCTGTGCAATCTCTTTGTCCGTGTAAACTTTTCTTTCAATCTTACCGCTTGACGCTTCCGTTGAACCAATACCAACAGTAAGCACATTTGCAGGACACAAATAAGGTTCTCGTTTACAACCTTCTGCATCGCCAATAATTTCAAGCCCTTGCTTACTTGTACGAAATTGACCGTGAAAATCTGTATTCAACACCGCAATAATGGCACTGACAAAACAAACCCCACCGCCAAATTTACCCAGTTTTCTTAGCTTGCTCATTGCTTAACCTCTCTGCCCTTACCCGATAAATCTGCATTCTGATTTGATGAGCTTCTTCGGCTCGCTCACGTTCACGACGCTTCGCCTTACCTTCGTCACAGCGTTGATACAAGTTCGCACACGCCGTCACAATACCAATCGCAAGACTTAAAATCATTAAATTCTGTTGCTCACTCAGCCACGCAATAATCCCACTAAATCCAGACCAAATATACGTCTGTGTTCCCATATCTCTCATAACATTTTTCATACCTTAGCCCTCGTTTCAGGCAATAAAAAAGCCCAGTCCGTAAAGACTGAGCTTGGTTAAAAAAACTGCTAGAATATTGTTCCCCAACAAATAAACTAGCAGAGGATTAAATTATGTACTTTCGTGAAGGTTATACAAAATTTCCATATCGTCCATCAAATGGATCTGACGATTGCCAAAATCCAACACCAAATGCAGGTGGAATTGATTTAGTTAATCATCCTGAAAAAATAGATGAAATCCTAGAAATTGCTCAACTACCAGAACTTAAAACCACACTTATTGAACTTAACAAGCCTGATAGCCCCTTTATCACACTAGGTTGTTCTCACTGGATAGGAAAATATGATAATAGCCATTTCTCTTATATTGAATTCACATTTAAAGATGCCAAAATTGCAAACGACTTTAACTTCTTAGTTCAACTTGAAAAGAATCTTCATCTTTTTTTCATAGAAAAACTCACAACAGGTTTTACTAAAGAGCAGCGAGATTCTTACGCAACTTATCTAAAAGATCGGGCTCAAGTCTACTTTCGGAAAATCCAATACCAAGACGACTTAGAGCTTCGCAACCTGCTAGGGTTAGAGTTCCACTTTCAGGATCGACAAATGGTCGATTTTCACCATAAAGCTCTGCGGCATTTTTTAACGCAACATTTAGTTCTATCATTGTGATAACCTTTCTCAAATTTACTCAGTACCACTAGATATGTTTAATCTTGTGGTACGTCATTATTGCCAGCAAATGGATAAATTTTCTATTTTTGGAAACGGGAAGTTTTGTTGGGCTTTACACCCTTAAAACAAAAAGCCCCGACCGTTTCCGATCAGGACTACAAAATCATTTTGATTTCTCTCGCTTGTACGAGTTGCAAGCATAGCTGAAATGTACTACTTTTCACTCAAGCTGTCAATCACTTTTTGAACAATTAAAATCCACACGACTTCACAGATAATCGTTGTTGATTAATCTGTGGCAATTTTCTTTTTGCCGTTTATCATCTTCATAAAACGGCGTTTTTCTTGCCACTCTCTTGAAAGCAAATCTCTCAAGCGGTAGTTTTCTGCTTTTAGTTCCTCAATTTCTGCTTGTAATTGCTCAATTAGCTCAACTTGTTGCTTTTGTTTTCTGAAGTTAAACATTTGATAACCTTAAATGAAAATCTGAAAACTTACAAATAATTCTTGATAAATTATTATTTGTAAATTATAATATATTTGTTTTCGCAATAGGGCGGAAATAAGAAGAGCGGCTTTCACCGCTCAACTAAATATAGGAACTAAGACGATGAAAACCTATCAAATCATCATCTTCTTAATTCTGATTGCGTTAAGCTCATCAGCTTACTAATCAGATAAAGTCCTAGCGGTGGTTGCCCCCACTGCTAGGCAGTTCCTAAACTATACAACCAACGTTTTAAAAAATCAAGTAGGTGACTATGGCAAATTCAATGACTGAACATTCTCGTAAACTTCGTTCTAAAACTGCGAACGAATATAACAAACGTATGCTTGCTGAAGGCAAGGTTAAGCAATTTTCTGTGCGTATGGAAACGCCTGTTGCGGACGAATTTGTGGCAATACTTGCTGAAATCGGCGGCAAGAAAGCCGAAGCCATTAAAAAACTTTGTGAAATTTATCGGCAACATCAGGCGTAGCAATACGCCTAAAACTTCAATCTAATCAACCCCGAACCAAACACCGCCCCTTCCATAAAATCTCTTGCAGTACGCAAACGGTTGTCATAGGTTCTCGGTGAAATATGCATCTCAAGACAAATATTCTTCTTATCCTGCCCCTGTAAAAACACCGCCATTAACACCTGATAGGCTTCTAAGTTCAAATCGTGTAATGTCATCACAGCTTCATCTAGCTTAAGATAATGTTCCTCTGACAGTTCATCAATACTATACTTGGTAATTTTAACAGTCGCCTCAGGCATAAAGGATTGTAATGATGGATAACCACGGCACCCACGATGAGATGCCCAACGACGAACCCAAACATTCAAAATATCGTCAATGCTGATATGCAATCTAATCATTTTAGCTCCTTAATCTTCGCCCTATACGTCTTAATAATTTCCTTACAATCCTCAGCCGACCACTTCACAGGAGGGTGATAGCTTTCCAATGCTTCTACTCGCTCTACCCCGATTTTACGTACAAGGTTGATACGGTATTCTGTAATGTTTCCGCTCAAATGATTGTTACAGGCACTACATTGTTTATGAACATTGTCCTCATTAAATCTCAGCTCTGGCATTGCTTTTACTGTGCGATAATGCCCTGCGTGATATTGCCCTTGATGAAAACGCTGACACGAAATACAAGGCTCATCTTTATCTCGTAAACGAATGTATTCATTAAAAACAGCCTGGGCGTCTTTAAGCCACTCAGAACGAGATTTTAAGCGTTCTCTCGTTGCTTTAATCTTTGCCCTTTCTTCTCGATTTCGCTTTTCTATGGCTTTCTGACGTGCTTTCTCTTGGGCTATTTTGGCAAGTTTCACACCACATTCAGCACTACACCATTTTCTAAAGCTATCCGCAGACTTAAACTCACCACCACAGCATTTGCATTTACGAGTTTTCACTTTCGGCTTTATCATTAAATGCCTCCAATTCTTTCTCACTCCACCGCTTAGTGCACTTCAATCCAGTACATTCAAACGGTTTCTCCTTATTAATCTCTGACTTTTCAGAAAACCTACGCCAGTATTTAAGAATTGATTGGCAGTTTGGGCAGAAGTAACTCATTTCACCCCCCAAAAATTCCATCTGTCATTAAAATGCACCCCATTAGAAACACCCCACGAAGTTGCATATTCGATTAAACTTGCCATTCGTTTTACGCTCATTTGAGCCGTACTCTCACGAATATTCACTAATTCGCCTTCCAATCCTGTGACCAAACAAGAACCTTCTTTCGTTGCTTCTGCGTGAGCAGAAATTAAAAGAACCTTCCACGCTTCAAGCGGTAGCCATTCGCCGTTAAATTGCACCTGTCTGGCAATATCGACACACATTGCGTGAAATTTGGCATTTTGCTTAAGGTTGCGAGTGGCTGGCTTCACATCAACCACTAACGGCTTTTTCTCATCTATCGGCAACGCTTTCACAAATTCAAGGGCATTGTTTTTGATTTGCTCAGTGCGTAGAAAGTATTTTTGCTTATACTCCATACCTACCAACCTTTGTTCCATACCTACCAACCTCCTTACTTCTTAACCTGCTCTTTCGTAAAATACCCACAAGACTTCGTTCTGTTCATCGCACAATCCTTGCTGATGTTGGGGAATCGCCCTGTGTAATGACCGTTACAGCGATAAGGCTCTTCAACGTGCCACCCCCAGTCGTCATTAATACTTAAATCTTCCAGCTCTCCGCCACATTTGGGGCATTTGTAATCACTCATACCCACCTACATCAAAACTCACCTAAAACCCCCTAACCTGTTTCAACAAACCACCCCAGAAAGCCCTCACCTTTTCACTATTGACTGCTTTCACTTCTTGAGGTAATGCCAGCTTTGGTTCTGGTAAAACTTCCCCTGTTTTTAACCGCTTGCTCATTTTGACAAGCGATTTTTTAATCTCATCTTTGAGTTGCTTATCACTCCATTCACCAGCCCGATTACGCACATACAAACCGGTAATCAAGTAATACTCCGCCGTAGAAACAAACTTAAACTTCTGGATTTCTTCCATACCAAATGCCATAAACGCTTGTAACCGCTTGTAAAGTTTATCCTCATCAGGCAAACCTAACGCTTCGTAGTCCACCGTTTTGCACCACTCCACAAACTCGCCTACGCTTGGCCAGAATGGATTTTTAGATTTTTTCGCTCGCTCAATCCCGTTTTGCAGTTGCTCAATCGTCGTAATTTTTTCATTCACCAACGTTTCAAGCCAAATCCGTTTTGCTTCACGGTAACTGTCTGCATCAGGAAATGAATTTTTCCACGCAGGAAAAATCGCCCGAAGCTGAATGAATAATTGATTAACGGCTCTAATCGCACCGTCTGGAATTGCCGTTGTCTTGGCTGGCACTTGGTAATTTGGCTCTTGCCCGACAAGGCTTTTCAAGTTCATTGATGCCACGTTTTGCATTAACTTCCCCTTAGCGTGATAGACATACCTTCCGCCCAGTTTCCTTCGTCATCAGGGATAAATGGCTTGGAAGTATTACGAGCGGACGGATTTTGTGGATTTTTTGCAGAAACTCCGTCATTTTGCCAATCCCAACCAGCATTAAACCCACGCCAACCACGCTCAATCGAAATTGCAATGGCTTGTTGAATAGGAATTTTGGCTTTATCCGCCTCACGCTGAAAACCTTTCAACGCAGTTTCGGTGATCGGAGCTTTGAAAGATTTCCGATGGACGATGAAATCTTTTGCCAGTTGTTCGGTAATCCCAAAACTTTCCAACAAAATCAAATCTGCGGATTTTTTCTCGCGCGCGTTTATACTTCCCGTCAGGGAAGTATTATTGTTAGTATTCTCTGAAGTATTCTCTGTATTAACGAATGGCGGTTTTGCTTCTTCCCGAATGTCGCTTTCCGCCATTGGGGAATGTTCATTAGTGGCATTGGGTAATGGCGGTTTTGCTTCTTCCCGAATGTCGTCCATTAATGCATCAAATTTAACTAAATCCAGTTTGAAATAAATGCGGTGCTCTAAGCGTTTGTGAGTTTCAACCAAGATGCCTAGCTCAACTAATTTTTTGCGAGCCGTTTCTTGCTCACGGCGACTTAATCCCGTTTCCTGCTCAAGCTCAGCTTGTGTTTTATATACGCCTAATGGGTTTGAGGTCTTATCCTGCCAAAAGAATAATTGCCCAAATAAAATTGCCGCTGTCACACCGCCTAACGGTTTTGCTAATTGTGGATAGTACGCAATAGGTTGTCCCAGTTGGCGTAATTTTTGGCTAAAACTCATAACCCCACCACCTTATCTTGAGTAAATACGCCATTCCAATTTGCTTTCATCGGTAATTCTCGCTTTGTGTACCACTCATAGAGCTTTGCCGCCCCTTTCTTGAGTAAAACAGGTTTATATCCCACAAACGGATCTTTGCCGTGTTGCGAAATCTCCGTCGTTTCTTCCGTCAAATACTGATCTCGTGCGTACGACTTCACACGTTTATGATTACCATCTTGATAGAGCCAGTTTTTATCCACTAAAAACGCCCCAATTTTCAAAGCGTTCACTCCATTCAAGCCTTTCACAAACTCAAACGGTGAAATCCCATTACGGAAATAACTTTCCATTGAGGCAATTTGAAGGGATTTTTGCTCACTCTCTTCGATTTTATCGGCGAGTTGGCGTAATGCCTCTGAATAGCTAGGGAGTTGTTGCACTTGCTTTTGCTCTAACTCTTGCCAACGATCAACTAAACGAGCAGTAAATTCAGGAGAGAATTGAGCCACAATCACATAAGTATCACGTTTATTAATATGATACTCGTAATAGACTTGCCCATTTTGCTCATGGGTGTACGGACTTTCCGCATACCCCCCAATTACCCCTTTATTCATCAGGTTTCTAATAGATAAGCACACATCACGGTGTCTGCTTTCTGTGATTCGTGCAATCTCCCGACTACTCATCGTTAGGGTTGCATTTTCTTTCTGATTAAGAGATAATAACTCTGTTTTCATAAACATTATTTCCCCATTACCCACGTTGCAGCGTGGGTTTTTATTTGCCAATAACATGAACGCCCTTCTCTGCTAATAGCTTAAGTGCGTCTAGTTCACTGTCTGTCAAACGATTTAAACCTTTCTCTGATACTTCCAATTCTAAAAAATCAAGGTAAGCACAGAATTTGTCTAAATGTTCTGCCTTAAAAGGACAAATCGTTGATGCATCTACACCAACATATTCTGCCGCTTGAGCATCTTTCGTCTATGATGCCTTCTGTCTAATTAAGTCCACAATCTTCATTGCAGACTTGCTTAATTCATTGCGTGCCATTGCACACTCCTTTGGGTAAATTAACCTTCAGTAACAGACTGAAGGATTTCATCTACTGAAATTTTCCCGTTTGTTGCATCTGAGATTAATTTGATGTGTTTAGCTTTAATACCAAACCCACGAACCCAATTGCTAACAGTCATTACGCTAACGCCACAAGCTGTTGCTAATTTATCTCTACTGCCACACTCGGAAATTGCTTTATCAATAACTTTATTCATAAAGTTTCTCCTAGTTAAAACATAAAGCAATGATAAAGCAATCTTTATTTTATGTAAAGTTTTCTTTTGTTGATATATTTAAAGATAACTTTAATAATTGTATAATTGATAATCTGGAGATTTAAAATGAGTACATTAGGCGAACGAATTGAACAGGCAATGAACTTGAAGGGATTAAAGCGAAAAGAACTCGCAGAAATGCTAAATATTTCCACAATGGCTGTTGGTGATTTAATAAACAACAAAACCAAAAAACCTCGCTATCTTGTTGAAATTGCAGAAGCACTTAACGTCGATGTGAAATGGCTACAAACCGGTGAAGGAGAAATGCGTAGCCACGTTAATGATGTAGATGTCATTGACAAAGATAAAGACTATAGCAACACACACATTAACATTGATATGTACGACATTAAGTTATCAGCAGGTAATGGAAAACCTGTAATTGAATGGGTTCCTAGAAAATCAGATGAACCACTTTTATTTCGTGAAGCTTGGTTCAAAGTAAAACGCTTATCTCCTAAAAACTGCAAGGCAATGTATGTTCGTGGACATAGTATGGCTCCTGTATTAGAAGATTGGGATACTGTTATTGTTGATATTTCTGATACAGAAATTGCGGATGGTGAGGTTTATGCGGTTGTTTACAATAAGCATTTCTACATTAAACAAATTATTAGAACAGGCAAAGGCATTCAGCTTGTAAGTTTTAATCCTGAGTACTATCCTATTGACGTAATGGATGATGATCTAAACAACTTACAAATTATTGGCAGAAAAGTTTGGCGTGGCGGTTGAGCATAGGAGTTATTTGTAGCAACTGTTGAATTTTATTGAGTAAATAGGCGAGTTCGCCATAATTAAAATGGGAGAATGGTATGGTTCCTAATGATGTAATAATCGTACAAGAGACAGAAATTCGGGTTACAGAACGAAATGGCGAAGACTATATCAGCCTAACAGATATGTGCAAAGCCTTTGGTGATGGTGATCAACTCATCAAAAACTGGCTACAAAACAAAAACACCATTGAATTTTTGCAAGTTTGGGAAGAGATTAACAACCCAAATTTTAATTTGGTGGAATTACACCAAATTAAAAATAATATCGGCTTAAACCGGTTTGTAATGTCTGTCAAAAAGTGGTCAGCAACAAATGCTATCGGCTTAATCGCTAAAACGGGGCGTTATGGTAGCGGTACTTATGCTCATAAGGATATTGCCCTTGAATTTGGCTCTTGGCTCAGCCCAGAGTTTAAACTCTATCTCATCAAAGAGTTCCAACGTCTCAAACAAAAAGAAGCCCAAGAAAATAAAACGGAATGGAATGTTAAACGTATTCTAAGCAAAGCTAATTACCGCATTCATACCGATGCTATTCAAGCACATCTTATTCCCAGATTACTGAACAGCACACAACCAATATTTGTGTATTCTGCGGAAGCCGATATTCTAAACCAAGCTATGTTCGGTTTAACCGCCAAACAATGGCGTGAGCAAAATCCGACATTAAAAGGCAACATTCGAGATTATGCCAGCGTTGAGCAACTTACGGTATTAGCCGCTCTAGAAAGCCAAAATGCACTACTCATAGAGCAAGGTGTCTCACAAAAAGAGCGACTTACCATTTTAAACCGCCTGGCCATTCAACAAATGCAATCCTTATTAAAATCAAAATCACTTGAACCATTAAAAGATAAGCCGTTGTTGATTGAAGATAGAGAATAGTTGAGCATAGGAGTTATTTGTAGGCTAAGTTGAATTAATTTGGTAAAACATCGCATTTATCATAGAAGAGATAAGAATATCTGTGTATCAGCCAGATAGAGTGATATTGATTGATTTAATAGGGAATGAAAGTATGATTACAAATCTTAATATTATACACTATCGAAAATTAAAAAATTTATCATTAGCGTTTAAACCTGGAATTAACCTAATTTCAGGTACGAATGGTACCTGCAAAAGTTCAATACTACATATTATTGGCAATGCATTTCAACGCTTCAAACGGACTAGTGATGGTGTTGATTCTTCCTCTTTAAGCGTTATTAATGCCATCAATAAATATACAAATCCCAAAGTGGAAAATTTGACGAAAGGAGATAAGACTTATAACGATCCTGCAAAAGGAACAGAGGGCGAATTATTTAACATTCAACTTGATAATGAAACTTATGCTTTTCGTCGCCACAATTCACAAGACGAATTAGAAGATGGTGAATTTAAAAATAGATTTAGACTTATTTTAAAATACCCTAGAGGGGAAAAACAAAGCTTGCCATTTGGAATGGTGATTTATCTAGGGTTATCACGTATAGTTCCTGTCGGTGAGCTTGAGGATTATACAGAGGAAATTAAGAAAAATTTGCCTGCAAAATACCAAGATGAATTGATTTCGCTTTATCAAAAAATGACAGATATTTCAATTACTGAGCCTTGTATTGAAAATAGTAATGAAATAAAGCATAGAATTAGTTTTAAATCAGAAGTTGATGGTATTGATTCAGATACTATTTCTGCTGGCGAAGATAACATAATGATTATACTGACGGCATTAGTAAGTTTGAAATATCATTTTGAATCTTGCAGTAACGAAGAATATAAAAAAAGTTACTTATTGATTGATGAATTTGATGCAACTCTGCATCCATCATTACAATTTAAATTACTAAGTCTATTAAGAGAGTTTTCTAGAGATTTTAATATACAAATTATATTCACAACACATAGCTTATACCTGATTGATAAGGCATTGAAGGCTGAAGATAACATTATTTACTTAATGAAATTAGCTAATAATTCAGTTGCTATAATGCAAAATCCTGATATTTTCAAAATCGAAATGCATTTAAATAGTGAAACAAGACAGGATTTATATAGGGACAAAAAACTTCCTATATTTTCAGAAGATAATGAAGCAAGAATTATGATCAATTTTATATTTGATATATTGAGTGAAAAAGATCAGAAATTTGCGTCTATTCGTCATTATTTCCATTTAGTTCAAATGAAGTCTGGTTGTGACAATCTAAAAACCTTATTTAAAGACAAAGTCCTCACGGCAAATACACTAAAAGCCATGTGTATTTTAGATGGCGATAATAGGACTCACGAATTAACACATAATATCATTAGTTTACCTGGACAAGCTAGCCCTGAAAAACTCACATTCCAACATTTGAGTGAGTTGATTTCTAAAGAAATTTATAATGATTTCTGGTTCAATGAATATCTTCAACAAGAAGGCTACTCTTTTGAGTGGGTCAAAAGTAATGTTTTCCCTAGAGCATCAGGTTTAGTCTCTGCCTACGATAGGGACAAAGCTAAGTCATTATTTAATGAACAGAGTTATCATCATTTTTTTACAATTGTGATGAAGGATTGGCTTCTTCGCCATTGGGAAGATAGAGAAATGAAAGGTTTTATTAAAGATTTAAATATACTCTTTCATAATTTGGCTGATTATTATGGTATTCATACAGCGTACTGGCCACGTCTCTAATTTTAGTATAGAATGGCTCGATACGAAATCATTAGAGAGGAAAAATGTTACATACTCCCCTACGTTATCCTGGTGGCAAAGCCAAATTTGCTCCTATAATTAAACAGATTATTGAACAGAATAACCTCAAAGGACACTATGTAGAACCCTACGCTGGTGGGGCTGGTGTTGCTCTGGACTTACTTTTCAGTGGGTATTGCAGTGATATTCATATCAATGATTTAGACTTGGCCATCTTTAATTTTTGGAAATCTATTACAGAACGAACAGATGATTTTATTCGTTTAGTCAATGATACTCCTATCACGATTGAAGAATGGCATAAACAAAAAATTTTACTAAGAAGAGAAGATATTTCTCCACTAGAACACGGTTTTGCAGCTTTCTTTCTTAATCGAACTAATCGCTCGGGTATTTTAAAAGCTGGGGTAATTGGTGGTTTAAAACAGTCTGGGGATTATAAGTTGGATTGCCGATTCAATAAAACAGATTTGATTAAACGCATAGAGAAAATAGGTAATGTGGCCAAGAAAATTCATGTAACAAATTTTGATACAGAAAATTGGCTGCCAATAATTAATAAATTGGTGCCTTCTAATTCATTGATTTATCTTGATCCTCCTTATTATGAGAAAGGGCAAGGCTTGTATCGCAATTTTTATCAACATAAAGATCATGTGGAAGTTAAGAATCAGTTGGCCAATATAAAAACACCTTGGATTGTTTCTTATGATAATAACCCAAATATCAAGGAGATATACAATAAATATCGCCAGCAAGAATATATGTTAAACTATTCAGCCAACAAAAAAATGAAAGCCACAGAAATCGTTATTTATAGCAATAATCTTATTATCTAAACCGCCCACCGTGGCGGTTTTCTTTTATCTAAGTATGAACCGCTTGTTTTACTTCAAAGGTAAGATTTAAAGCACGCATGACTTTAAGCACCGTAGAAAATGTCGGATTACCTTTACCCGAAAAAGCCTTATATAACCCCTCACGGCTTACACCAGCTTCTCTTGCGATCTGACTCATATTACGAGCCTTCGCAATATCGCCTAAAGCGGATAAAATCAAATCTACATCATCTTCTTTTAGCACCTCATTTAAGTAAAGCTGAATTTCCTCTTCACTTCTTAAATGTTCCGCCATATCAAAATCTTGTAGTTCTACCATATTAAACTCCTAATTCTTTGCTAGAATATATTCCAAATAACTTAGTGAAAATACAATCTATGCCATTATACGAAAATGCAAAAGCACTTATTAGACAAAATCTAACCGAAATAAGCCAAGGAAAGAAAGCGAAATTACAAGTAATAGGCTCATTCACAGATAAACAATTTCTTGATATAAATCAACATAGAAAAAAGGCAGAATTGCCACCACTTGAATGTAATGAAATTGTCTATATTGGTCGCCATCATTATCAAAGCCGAAGCAAAGACGGTTACAATATTAACGATATGGTAAAGCAAGCAGAAAGCGCATTATCCGTTCATTCTTGCCTTGTACCATCAAACCGAGCTACCGCCCTAGAAAACCCACACCAACGTCACGATGGCTACGGTAATTTAGTGAATGATCGTGCTATTTTAGAGTTAACATCAAAGAAACCCCGTGCTGAGTTGTTTTCTGTCATTCCTAAAGGCGACAGCATAAAACCCAATGATGACCAATAAACAAAAACCCCGAACTCATCAGCTCGGGGTTTATATTAAGTGGTCTTGGGTAACTCAGATTTCCAACGCCCCCACTTAATAAAATCGACCTTGGGTAACTTAGATTTCCAACGCCTTCGATTTGTTTAAATTATAAATCTAACAATTCATTGCGTCAAATTTTTCCGAAATATTCCTTTATTCTCACTAATTTTTCCCCCTTTCTCATATCTCAACCCTTTCATTGCTCAAAAAACAATCAATCAAACACACATTACAAAATCCCTTCTCTTTATAAATCAATCGCTTATAAAGATATCTTTATTTTCATTAAAATATTTTTTAAATTTTACTTTACATAAAATAAAGAAAACTTTATTATACACCCATCAAAACGAGCTACGGCTCAATGCTCTTTAAAAATCGAGATGAAATAAAAGCCCTGTAGAAAACAGGGCTTGAACACTAAACTTCATACACAGGTGTTTTTTGCGTGGTATCCATCACTAAACCTATGCAGTGCAAGCAGTTTTGTTTAGTTGTATATCCTTCGCTAGAAGCAATGGTTTCGTGATTGGCGGATTTTAATCGCCAATACCACTGACCATTAACACCTTGGAAAATTTGAAAATACATAGAGGTAACTTCTTATGCACGAAAAAATGAAATGCTATGCTGTTTCTTATAGCTTCGACGGAAAGAAGTGGGCAACAGAAATTTATGCCAACTCATTTGAAGAGGCGCAAGAAAAAGTCAAAGCAATGTCCCAAGCGACCGTTGATGGCGAGATACATCTTTCAGTATATATCCCTGAAAACCCGCTTTCAAAAATAGCAAGGTTAATGCGTAGATTATTCCAAAAAGGCGGCTAATTCCATTATTTCATCTCGACACAATTTAGACAAAAAACGCACCGCTTGCCAAAGGTGAGATGGTATCAACAAGCTATGTGAAAGCCATAGCTCAAGCGGTGTGATTACTTGTGGAAAGGTTAAGCACTGGCAGTGAATCAGGTAGCACAAACGCAAGTAATAAATTTGACCATTTCGTGCATACCCACGAGATGGCTATCGAGGCTTAGCGTTGAGCCAGTGTAGCAAACAACGCACCACCGACCGCATAGTTCAATCGGATAGAGCAACTGCCTTCTAAGTAGTATGTTGTGGGTTCGAATCCCACTGCGGTCGCCATTCAAAACCGTTCTCTTGCTAACACTAGACAATTTTCTCCTTGATTGTCTTGGAGAGCGGTTCTGAATGGTAACAAACAAAAGTGTACACGGTAAGCACTTAAAACACCCGTAATCATAATGATGATCCGCTACGTTCGCCCACTGTAACAGGTGGGTGTTTTTTTGAGGTAAAAAAATGAATACATATGCAAAGTTCTGCCCAAACGTATTTTTAGCAAAATGCCAAGAGCAGCACGAAAAGAACGAAATTATTACCGTGACAAGTAAATACGGCAATGAAACGGAGGTTGAAATACACAACCTCGTTAAACAACAAGATGGATTTTATTTTTACTCTTTTGTCCGTTGTGATGGGTTGGATAGTCAAGCTCGAGCCACAGCGAAAGCACAACGTTATCAAGAATATGCTGATAACGCCGCAAAACGCAGTAATCAATATTGTGAGGCGGCTAATGAGGGGCGTGACTTTTTAAGTCTTGCTGAGCCAATAAAAATCGGACATCACAGCGAAAAACGACACAGAGCTTTGATTGAACGTAATGCTAAAAGAATGGATAAGGCTGTTGAAGAAATGAAAAAAGCCGAAAGTTATGCCGATAAAATTGCATACTGGGAATCAATGGCTGAAAAAATTGATTTATCTATGCCTGAAAGCCTTGAGTATTTCAAACATAAGCTAAAAGAGGCAGAAGCCAAGCATTCGGACCTAAAGAAATACCCTGAAAAACGAGAACATTCTTATTCATTGACGTACGCTAAAAAAGCCGTCAATGAATTTAAACAAAAAGTGCGATTGGCTGAATTGCTTTGGGCTTAACGAAAAATCACCCGCTAAATAAACTAGTATTTTTATATAAAGTGAGGAATAAAAAATGACCTTAAAAAAATGTTTACTCATCCTGTTGATTATCAACCTTAACCCTATGGGCTTGTGGTTGAATAGCTTTGCATTTAACAATTTTTTCAATGATCAACCCCATTATCTCCAAGAAGATAAAAAAGCCTTGCCAGAATGCAGTTGCTGCAGTCAAATAGAATAAATAAACAAGAGCATAAGAAGGTAGTGCTGGCAATGGACGTGCTTCTAAGCCGTATTTAAAGCTTAAAGGCAAGTACAACCAACAAAGAATGAACGATAAGCACCAAGTCGTAATACGCATAATAATATGGTCGAAATATTCTTTTAAGAGAGAAAAAAGAGATGCAATCAACGCTTCCCACAGACTGGAATCTCCTTTTTGGTGATGAATATAAATTAAGCACTTACATTCTAGCACAACTCAAGGGGATTTCAGTCTGTGGGATTGACACCACCCCAAATCAAAAAAGGGCATTACGCCCCTTTTTGAGATTGTTTGAGTAACTCCACCGCTTGCTGAAGTACTTTACCTTTTGAAACACCAAGTGCTATTGCTAATTCATCAATATCCTGCGATACGCTTTGAGGAATTTTGAACGCTTTAGTCACAATCCCTCGTTTAGCTTCACTGCGAGCGTTAATTTCTGTTCTTGACAATGCCATTTGAATTACCCCATAATGTAGTTGTTTGAAGAACTAGGGAGCGGTAACTCCCTAGTAAGTTATCGGATTAGTAAGCTGGTAAAGACCAAAGTAATAAAACGATAACTAGGATAATGTATTTAAACATTTTCTTATCCTCTTCAAGCGTAGGGATTAAGCCCTACACTCGCTTTCAACCCTGACTCGCCAAAGTTCTTTTGTTGAAAGCGAGATTATTATATAGTATGTTTACATACAAATCAACAGAAATTTAAAGAAAGCCTACAAATTATTTTTGTGGGCTTTTTTATTTGACACCCACCGCCCTTTAATTTAAGATACCCCCACTTTCAACAGAAAGTCGGGATCGCAGTCCTGAAAGAATAAGTGGCGGTAATAATGATAGTCGCCAAAAGCGACTTTTTTTATAGCCAAAATCTAGTCAGATTAAAGGTACTTGCAAATTGCAAGACCCTTAAAACTTCAAAAGGGTGTTCCAAATTGACACTCCCTTTGAAAAGTTGTCAATGATGGACTAGGTAAGGGGGCGAAAGCCCGCTGGAAGTTTAACCGCTTATTCACCAGTACTGCGAACCTTGCCTAGTTCATCACCAGTAATCGCAGTTGCTCGTGATGATTGAATTAAATTTCAATTAGAGAATAAGCGTATGACAACTTTAACATTTCAAAACACCGCAATGACGGTGATCAGCCAAAAAAATAAAACTTTCTTTACATCATTTGATCTTGGAAAGGCATTAGGCTATAAAAAATCCATCAGCGGATATTCCAAACCTTTACAACCGCAACGCAGACGAATTTACCGCAGAAATGACCGCACTTATCGAACTGCAAACCGCAGGCGGAAAACAACAAGTTCGCGTCTTCTCTTTGCGTGGAGCTCACCTTATCGCAATGTTCGCCCGCACCAAAGTCGCCAAAGATTTTCGTAAATGGGTGCTAGATATTCTTGATCGTGAAATTTCGGAAAATGAACAACAAATCGCACCGCTTGAACCTAAGCCTGATGTCGTTCTTCCACACGAAAAAGCAGAACAAATTGCCAAATACCTAGTAAGAGCCAGAGCTTTTGCAAAAGAAGTGGAAGTATTCCACCGTAAACTGTACGAAGATTTGGGCATTTCTCGCTATGTTAAAAACGATATTGCAGGAAAAGCCTACGACATCGCACACGAGTTTAACGTGTGGCTTGACCCATTCATTGAGCAAGTCTTGCCACAGATTAATCAACAACGATTAGCAAACTTTTAACCACAACCAACCGCTCTTTATGGGCGGTTTTATTTTATGGATCAACGAACAAGCCTAGCGAAAGCTAGGTTTTTTATTGGAGGAAAAGATGGAAAATACAACAAAAATGTTATTTGACAAAAAATCTGTCGCTACACTGTTTGATGTCAGTGTACCAACAATTAACAGAAGAATGAAAAATGACAAACGTTTCCCAAAACCACTTCTGATCGGAGGTAAAAATTTTTGGTCTAATGAACAAATAAACCACTATATTGATACAATTCAGAGTGAATGCACCTCAACTGCATAACCCTCTACCCTCAGCTGCTTGCTCAACAAAATTCCCCCACCATTGCATATATTCAGCTCGTTGAGTTAAGTATTTTGCTTTATTGTATGTACCTCGTACACTGGAGTATTCAAAATGAGCCAAGCACACCTCAATAATTTCGGAATTAAACTCAGCCTCATTCATTGCTGTGCTAAATACCGATCTTAGTCCGTGAGCAGTCAATACATTGCGATAACCCATTCTTTGCAGTGCCTTATTAGGCGTTTCTTTACTAATTGGCTGGTGCGGATTTTTACGACTAGGGAAAACAAAACGACTGTGATAGCGATTTAATTTTTGTAAAAGCTGTAAAATTTTAATCGCTTGAGTAGATAGCGGAAGCACAAAATCCTGAACTTTCCCTTGTCGCCCCTTCATTTTCTCTTTTGGAATATCCAAAATCTTTTCCTCAAAATTCACTTCAGACCATTCAAGTTGTGTAATAGCTCCTGCTCTCCCTGCTGTTAAGAGCAACAATTCTAATGCACAACGAGTTTCAATTTCTAGCGTACTATTTTGTAAATCTTCAAACAGTTTGCCTAATAATTCAGGACGAATAGTAGGATTATTTTCTACGACGGGTTTCAAAAAAACCTTTCCAATGTCTGCTGTTGGGTTATATTTAATAACCCCTCGATTTACTGCATAAATCATAATCTGGTTTAAATACCCGATCATACGATGCAAAGTATCTAGCTTCCTTTCTCGTTCTAATGGTTTTAGTTTTTCAATCGCAATTGGTGCTGAGATGTCCGCAATAGGATAGTGACCAAGCAATTTCAACAAATGCCGATTTAGTCGCTTTTCAATATCGTTGTAGGTCACAACCTTTAACCTGCCCGTATCTACCTCATTTTTTTCAATACCAACCAC